CTACTCAAAGCAGAAACTAACATACCTGCTGACAAAGGAGTAACATCTTTAATAACTTGTAAAATCATATTAAATTAATCTTTTTTTTTTGAATAAGTGAATTTTGATTTACTGCATTTGTAATAAGAACTTTTGTTGCTTTTTCATATGTTGTATAACATAAGAATTTTTTATGATCTGTTCTCCAAGGAACTTCTACTTCTCTATAAGCACAAATAAAGTCATACAAATAATTAGGATCAGGATTCCAAAGATCTTTTTTTAATCTTTTAGTATCTACAGCCACTAAATCTGGATAATCTGATTCTATTTGAGGTTGATATGTTAATAAAGATTTATCTATATTAGTAACACTTCTAAATGTACCATTATCCATATAATAACCTAAACTTATTGTATCTTCTAGTCCACAATTTTCTTCATTATAAACTTTTAAGTTTAGATATTCTACTTTATATCCATCATAATATAAAGGAGAACATAAATCTTTATCTAAAAACATTTTAGTTCTAGAATTATTTGTATAGACCTGGATAAAATCCAGGCCATTATAAATATCTGAGCTTGTTAAACTGTTAAAGATAGTAAGATCTGTTCTTCTTATTACTGGATTTCTATAAGAAACAATTCTACTAATCATTTTGTCTAAAATTAATTTCTTTCCAAGAAAATGATTTAGATTTCATATATTCTAGAGAAGACCAGTGTTCTCTCTTATTATCTTCACCTTCTTCTAATTCATAAGCTGCGATCCAATCAAAATATTTAGAATATTTAGCTGCTGCATATTCAGAATTAGATAGTTCAGGAGCAGTATTTACTTCTAATACATATGGAGAACCATCTTCTGTTACAACAACATCAACAGCTCCAAAATCTAATCCTAAAGCATTGAGAGCTCCTACACAAGCTCTAGTTAATCTAAGATCATTCTTGGTTGGTTCAGCACCTTCTCTAAGATTTCCAAATTTTCCATAGTCATCCCATCCAATAACTGTCCATGCTTCTGTATTTTGAGCATGATTCCATACTATTTGATTAGGATCTTCAGGTCTAGGTTTTTCTAATAAAGCAAGAATTTTACTATGAGCTACATGTGCTCTAAACTCTTTAACTTTAGGAACAAAGTTACTATAATAATGATCTTTTTTATGAACATTATAATGAGCTAAAAATTCTTCCCATGTATTAAAAGTATAGAAGTTCTTACCTTGATGATGAAGTAAAGGTCTTCCAATAATAGGAAATACAACTTTAGATCTATCTGTTTGAGGAGTAATATTTAATGGACAAGGAATTTCATTTTCAGCAAATAATTTTCTAGCTATACTCTTCACTGAAGCATTTTTTACTGCAGAAGAAGTATTATAAACAACATTTGCTAAATCATCCACTTGAATTCTATTTCCCCATTTAATCAAGTAAGATTTATCTAATAAAGAATCTATATTTTTAGTTTTAGTCATGGTAATATTACCATTTTCATCTTTAGAATATACTTCAAAAATATATCCTTTAGATTTCTTTAATTCTTTTCTAATAACCAGATAAGCATTTGTATTTTTTACTTCTGCAAATACTTTTTTCATTGAAGGTCTCCCCCCTAATCCACACAAAATTACTACTTTTTCCATATTTATTTATTTAATAAGTTATTATCAATAAGTTGAATTAATCTTTTATGAAATTCTCCAATTTTCATCATTTCAGGATGTCCTTGGATTCCTAAACATTTTACAGGATTATTATATTTATCCTTAAAAAATAATACTACTTCAGGCTCTACTGGAGGGATTTGTGAATATTGTTCATCTTCTCCATTAATATACTTGGTAGATCTTCTTTCAGTGCTCCATGCTTCAATACTATAATTTTCTTTTGGTAATTCAAAAGGATATACCATTTGATGATGTAAAGAAGTAGTAATACATTGAAATCCATCTTTAAAAGTAATATTATGAGAGCATCCTGCATGATTAGATACATCTTGAATAACTCTACCACCACATAGACCACAAATTAATTGTAGTCCTCTACATATTCCTATCATTGGAATATCTAATTCTACTGCTTTTTTAAAGACTTCAATTTCAACTTTATCTCTATGTTCATTTCCCCAATATGTTCTAGAAATTTTTTCTCCATATATTGAAGGACTAATATCTGCTCCACCAGTAAACATTATTAAATCAGCTTCTAGAATATCTCTAGTGATAACAGCTTCTTTATAGAAATCTAGTAACCAGTAAGCATATCCTACTCCATAATCTCCAGCTACATAAATATTCATTTCTTAGATGTGTTTAGTTTTAAAAATTTTTCTAATAAATCATTTTCTTCTTTTATATCTACAATTTTTAATATCACAGAAGACAATTCTACATCTTTAATTGTAGAAAAACAATTAAACATACTAGAAGGTACAGATTTACTTCTTATTTTTTCTAGAAATTTTTTAACATTTGGAAGTTTACAATCATTAGGCCAAGCACTATGACCTTGTCCTGTAAGTCTTCTTTTAGCTGCTTCTAGATATAAAAGTTCATAAAAAGTAAAATGTTTAAAGAGAAAAGGTTTAGTTTTTTCATATGATAACACACTATTTAGAATAGGATTAAATGTGTTTTCATAGCTCATTCTTACTAATGGTCCAAAATGCTTAAAAAATAACTGTCTTGCTTCAGAAGGTAGTTCTATAGGCTTACTAATATCAAAAGTAGCTTGATATCCATCTAATGTATTTTTTGGATACATTTTATCATATTTTTCTAAAGATCTGTCTATTTTTCCTAATCTACCTGGAGAATCTGCAACAGCACATAGATAATCATAATTAGTATGATAATCTTCAAACTTTACTAATGGACACTCCATAATTTTACCTATATAATCAAGATATTTTTCAATTTCTTTCTTAGGAGTAAAAGTATTATTGGTAAGACACAATTTAGATCCATCTGTAAAAATTCCTACTTTAACAAATTGATATTTTTCTCCTTCTGTTTGCAGCTTACCATTAAGAGAAGAATTAAATGCCCCCCAACAAGGACTTGAGGTATAATAATAATTAGTTCCTTTATTAGAAACTCCAATAAGAGATGTAAATAAACTCATGATTCTTTATTTGTTGTTAATTTTTTATGTTTAAATTCTGTCCAATCTCCACTTTCTACAACTTCCTCTTCATTTGTAATTTTTAGAGGAGATAAATAATAAACTAGATAGTCTTCATCTTCAATTTTAATATATTTCTTAGAATAGAAATCAGGATATCCTTCTAAGATATCTAAATTTCTTGCTGTCTTGTCATTTACTTGATATAGTTCAAATACTACTAGATTATTTTCTTTTGTAGGTATTAGTGCAGGAAATCTATCTGACATAGAAATCATTTTAAAAGGAACTTCTACACTAACAGTTTTAATAAAGTCTGAATGAGACATTAAATAATGATTATACAGACCTTTTCTTAAAGAGCCATATACAGCTACTTTATACTTGTTTTCCATTTTCTATAAGTTCTTTAATTAATTCTTTAGTAACAGTTTTTCCAAAGTCTCTATGAAAATCTGAAATATCTTTAGATTCAAAACCATCAGGTATTTCTACTTGAATCAAGTCATGAGTCTTAGCAATCTCAGTTGCATACATTCTTCCCCAGTTATGAGATTTGTTAAAGTCATTATCATACCATATAAAAACATTTTTAAACCTTTTCTTTAGATCATTGATTTTTTCTTTAGAAGGATTTCCAGTTTCACTTTGCATGTTAACAGAAGGATAACTACTATTAGACATAATACACATGGAATCTTTTCTGCTCTTAGTAAGAATTACAACATCTCCAGAAATAGGAAGATGATTATACAAATCCCAAATACTGAAAGGAATATTAGAAGTCCATTTAGCACTTTTACTATAAGGTCTGTATATTTTATAATAAAATTTTGAATAATATTCTGTATATGCATAACAATAGTCTTTTGTGCTAAATAATTGGTTGTATTCTCCATCAATTAAATAATAATGTGAAATTGGATAAACCCCAAACTCTGTTAATCTTTTATGATCTACTCCATAAGTTTCCCAATATTCAATATCCTCTAAGTTAAGATCTCTTATTCTTATTTTAATTTCATATTCTTTCTCTTTTGGTGTGTAATTAAATCTATGACAAGCTATGTTAGATTTACATTTTACATCTGTTTTAGAAATTAATTCTGAAGCATCTGCTAATGTAGGTAATTGTAAAAAAGATTGAATTAATGAAACTATATCTCCATATTCTCCACTAGCAAAATCTTTATAATAGATTTTACCATCAGGATTATAATAGATATAAAATGAAGGATGATTATCTTCCCTTAGAGGACTGTTGATTAATTGGTTTACTGGTAATTCTCCTAAGAAATAAAACAATAACTTTAATTCATCTTTATTTCCTGTTGTTAGAGGTTTACCAATTAACATATCTTAATTAAAATGGAAGGTCATCATCATAAGGATCTTCTCCTTTCTTTTCTTCTACTTCTTGTGGTTTTGCTGGTTCTGTTGTATCAATTTTATATTCTTTTAATTCAAATGGATTTTCTCCATAGAAAGCATTAGATATATCTGAAATATCAGAAGCCAATTTACTATAGTCTGTAATCCAATTTCTTAAAGTAGATCTGTTATAAACAGTTTGAAACATTTTACCATCTTTACCTTCTCTTACTCCACACAACACTTTAAAAGTTTGTTCTTTACCTTCAGCTAATTTTACTAGTTGATGTAGTTCTTTAAAGTTTCCTTTAAATAAGGCAGGTACATCTTCTATTTGACAATAAGCTTGAGTAAGATCTTTTTCTACTTTTCCAGGTTGTGGTAGATTAAACCAGTTAGCAATAGTTTCTACAACACTTACTTCTCCTCTATAAGCTAATCTTAGTCCTTCTGGTCTAAACCAAGGATATGCAGAAGTATCTTTAGCTTTTAATTCTGCAGGTGTAATCCATGTAGAATGCCCAAAGATATTCAATACTTGTACTTTTCCTGAAGTTTTACTTGTCCAAGAGGATTTTACAATAGTTTGTTGAAGTCTAACAACTCTTTCTCTAGCTACTGCATCTTTTATTTTAAGCCAGAATACAATATCTACAGTATCTTTTTCTCCATCTGGAAATTGCTGAGTTCTAACATAAATAGGAGGTTCTACTTCTTTGCCAATAATTTTTTGTAATGTTTTCTGATCTGGGTTGATTGCTATTACTTCCACAGTTGCTACCCCCACTAAAGGAAAAAATCCTCTACTTTCTTTTCTTTCTCCAATCAACATAATTATTTATTTTTATCAATTAATAATTTAATACAAGTTTTAAAGCTTTGAAGATGATTTCTATATATAATTAATTCTTCTTCAGGCAAGTTATAACATTTATCTTGTTCTACTGTACAAAATTTTCTAGAATATTTATATAAGTCACCTTTTATAGTTGCATAGTTGAATTTCCAATCTTTAAAAGAATGTTCTTTACATTTTTCTATATCATATATCTTATAAAGATGAAGCACTCTTACAGTTAAAGGCAATGCTCTTTCTACATTAGCAACATATACATTTCCATTATTGTCTACTAAATGCAAAATATCATTTACATCAAAATTTAAATTAGAAGTTCCTCTTGCTTTCATAATCTATTTCTTCAAACTAGGATATACTCTATCCCAATAAGTTCTAACCTCTCCATTTTCATCTGACTCAGAAATAGTTATTGTTTGACCACTAAGATAAGGACATCTACTGCCTTCAGCACCAGAAAAAGATAGATTTAGTTTATTACCATCTCTAAAAGCATAAGCTATAGCATCAACTTTAGATGCATAAATATCTTTTACTTTACCTGTCAAAGCAATTTCTCTAGTATATACTTCTTCTGATAAATTTTGAGCAACATATTTATCCTTAACATGACAACAAAATATAGTTTTAGGACTTAGCCTACAGATATTATCATATAATCTCATCATTACATCTCTAGAATGCATATATCCATATCCTTGAGGTAAAGCTGTTACTTTCTCAAATCTAGGGTCTGATGGAGATAATTTAGTTTTCTTATCTTTCTCATCTCTATTATATGATTTACCTTGAGGTTTATCCATATATTCTAAAGTTCCAATAATCTCAGACCATTCATCTAATCTAGTAGTTGTGTCTATAATTAGTGTCTCATATGGAGGAGTATATATTCCTTTTTCTTTATCATATCCTTCTTTCCATATAGCTCTAAGAATTTCCATGAATTGTTCATATTGTTTTTCTAAAGGTAAATGTGTATCTACTTTAATTTTAACAGCATCAACAAAATCACTTCCATCCTCAGTATCAATAATAAGACTATTAGGTAACTGAGAAAAAATTGTTGTTTTTCCAGCTTTTGGCAAACTATAAAACAAAAATCTTCTTGGTTCAATAACTGCTTTAGCAATAATCTTTTTTGGTAATTCTATCATAATCCTTTTTCTAATTTATAATTTCTCATTTTTTCTAAACCTATATAATCATCTTTCTTAGGTAATTCTTTTATTCTACCAGTTTTTCCTTCTAATAGAACAGAAATATTACTATCTCCTTCAATATTTCTAGAAGCAACTATATGTACACTTCTATAACTATTTCCCCAATCTTTTAAGGAATATCCAAGATGAGAATCTAAATTTGGATAGACATTAGGATTTAATAAACCAATTACAAGATTAGCATCTTCTGATAAATTACCAGTACCTTTAAAATCAGCTCTTGTGGGAGCTAAATTATCTTTGGATACTTTTAATCTATCTATATTTTCAAGCTCTCTATTAAACTGTGATAAGACTATTATAGTCATTCCAAATAGATTTCTAAGAAAAACAAAACCTTCAGATAATTTATCTATATTCTCTTTTTCTGATAATCCAGGATTTCTTTTACACAATGCTACATGATCAACAATACATATAATCTTTTTCTTAGGATCATTAGGAATATATCCAACAATTCTTTGTTTAGTGATTTTATTATTGAATTCATCTCTTTCTACTATATTCTCTCTTAACACTTTACCATTTCTTTCAGCCACTTCAAACATCATATTAAATATACTGCTTGGAGTTTCTTTGTCTTGATAAAATGTAATTAATTTAGGAGAATCTTTCTTAGGAATACCATTTTCATCTAAATCTCCAAATAACCTCACAATATCTGTATCATAGATTTCATTTACTAGTTTTAGATGTTCTGGTGTTAATTTGTCTTTACATCTTCCTAAGATATAGTTAGAATCACAATAAATTCCATATTTAATATCCATGAAGTATGCTACCCATTTAGCAATTTTCTCTACCAAATCAATTTCCATTGAAAAATAGTGATATTCAACAGGTTCATTCTTTGGTAGAATATCATTAATATATGGTTGTAAGATAAAACAATTATCTAGAAATGCTGTTTTACCTGATTTAGGTCCACCACCTATTACATAATAATATTTCTTTTGAACTCCATGAATATAAGCATTTAATCTAGGTAAACCTATATTTAAACCTTGATTTAAGCCTTTTAATCCATCTTCTACAGCTCTTTTAAAAATATTATCTGTCATATACTAGTTTCTCTAATTCTATGTTCAACAACATTACCTTCTTTAATTGTTTCAATCTCCTCAGCTAGTCTAGATATTTCATTTTTTTCAATAAAATATACTAGTAACTGCATATACTGCATATCTCCATATCTAAAAGAATCTACATAGTGTTTAGTGGCATTTAATATCTCCTCTCTTGTATATTGAGGATATTTGGACATAAACCTTTTTAACTTAACTACTACATTAGCTAGTGTTCCTCTCCATCTATAAATAGTTCCAGGTTTTGCTCCTTTAGGAAACATTTCAATCATTTCTTTAGCAAGAGAAATAATTTCATCTGATTTAATAGGACTATTTCTAGTAGAGATTAATTTCTGTCCTTTGGTTCTTAATACTATTTTACTATCAAGTATCTTTATGAATAAGTTCTCTTGTAGCTTTAGTAAATCATCAAAACTTCTTTCCACACATTCAGGAATTAAGTTAGATTCTACTGTAGCTAATAACATAAATTGATTGACTGTTACTCCTGCTTCTACCAACCTCTCCAGTCTCAATTCCATATTAATCCTCCTTCTCTAATTCTTTCAAGATCTTATTAGCAATAGCAATTCTCCTTTCATATTTTCTTCTAATAATTTCACTTACTAGAAAAATAGTTGTCTTTGGAGGGAGTTTTAGATTAATCAATTCAGTCAGACCCCATACTTTGTCTTCTAATGTTTTTACTTGTAATAACTCAGCAATTTTCTTTGCATTTTCTTTACCTAATCTTACTACTACTCTTACATTAAAAATGTCTTTTCCATAACCCTTCATATCTTCTTCACATTTTAAGATTGTTTATTTTTAAGTTTTTCTCTCCATAAATATGCACTTTTAATGTTAAATAAATTATTATTTTTCTATCAAAGCTAGAGATAATTGTAATGCTTTTGCTTCTGCTTTATCCATATGCTCTGTTAAAGAATTAGCTTCTTTTACAGTTCTTTCTATTTTAGCATCACATAGAGTATCTCTAATTTTCTTTAAATGATCTTCATTATAGTCAGAAATAAATATTTTACTATTAGGAGTTCCATATATTATGGCTAACCTATAGTTTGTTCCAGTATCTACTATATCTTCTATATAATAAATAAGTTGAGTGTTTAACACTTCAGTTTTAATCCTACCAATTTTTACTGGTTTACTCTCTACTTTTATCAGCATCTTCTTTAGGTATTTCTTTTAAATAATAATTAATAGCTTTTAAAACATTATCAGGAAGTTGTTTTGCCTCATCACTATTTCCCACATACTCTAATACAGAACCTATTCCAAATATCTTATATAAAGCATTAGTATTTGGAGTAATAAGAACTAATATAAGAAAGCATATATTAGAAATAAATGCATTTTTGAGCCATTTTTTAGCAGATTTCTTTTCAAAACCTTCATATTCTGGATTTGTATAACTCCACAACATTCCTAATATTGAAATACTGGCTATTGAAGATATAATCAACAATAGAATGAAAATAAATTTAATATTATCTGCACTTTCTATTAAATAAATTGACCAATAACTATTCATCTTCTGATTTTTTAATAATTTGTAAATTTTCTTTATTTACTAATTGCCACCAAATTATAGCAAGCACAACATTTACATATAATAGAAGCTCATTCACTTTGACTTTTTTCTAAATAATTATTTACTGCTTTAATGAAGTTTTCAGGCAACTCTTTTACTTTTTCATTTGTTTTGCTATATTCTATAACAGTTCCTAATCCTATTATTCTATAACAAGACTTTGTAGAAGGAAGCAATGTTACAGACAATATTAGTACTGCCAATATTGGTGTTATCTTTTTAAGATGCTTTTTAGCAAGTTCTTTTTCTTTTTCATCTCTTGCTATAGAAGCAACTATTAAGAACACAATAAAAAGTATAGACACAATACTTAGTATTATACTTAACAAAGCAATAAAGTTGTCTGCTTGTTCAATAAAATAAAGTAACCAGTAACTATTCATCTTCTGAACATTTAATAATTTTTAAATTTTCTTTATTCACTAGTTGCCACCAACAAACTAAGCCACCTGGATCATCATTCTTAGACAGCAACTTAATAATTATACTTTCAGCTTCTTCTAGAGAATCTGCTTCTCCAATTAAATCTTTCATTCCTCCTTTAGGATAAACATTGGCACTAAAAAAGATTAAAATCTTATTCTTCATAATAGTTTTTCTTTAAATAAAAATTAAATACTAACTTGAACCCATAGACTTTATCTATATTTTTTATAATAGTAAATAAGAATGTATATCTTTTAAAGATAAAAAGTTTATTATCCATAGTAGAAACTATATGAAATTTAGGTTTACAAATAGAAAGACAAGAAAAAGGAATTGCTAGTATAAAATCTTTTTTGTCATAAATAGAATTTGCATTTCTTATTGTTACTTTAGTTTTATGTTTTATTAGATCTTTTATCTTAGATGCTGAATAACAATCTCTAATAAATAAAAGCTCATAATGATAAGGTATTCTCCAAACAGTAGTTTCTATATTAGAGAAATCATATGTATCCTTATCATACTTCCAGAATTTATCATGAATTTCTTGTAATTCATATGTAAAAATTTTTTTTAAAGAAGCTTGATAAGTGATATACATTATACTTGTAATAAGTGTATCTAAAATAAACATTCTATGTTGAAGTTTTTCAGCATATATAGAATTCTTTGTTAATTTCTTCAAAGTTCCTAAATATTCTATCTCCAATATCCAATGATAAGCTAACATTCTTAGAATTCTCCAACATCTTAACTTCTTTAAGATAAAAAATATTATTTTCTTTGTCACATATATAAGTATTTATGGTGAATAAAGTTATTTCTTCTTGGAAAGTACAATTTTTAATAGTACAGTTATGATAAACTTCTTTCTTAGAATCTTTTATTGCCTCTTCTAATGTAAATAATTTTCCTCTCCAATATAATTCTCTTTTTCTTATTACAAATACTCCAACATATTTAGAAGATTTACATCCACATTGTTTTCTTAAATTTGAATAATATGTATTGATTTCTTTACCAAGATAGCTTCCCCAACCAATACCATAATCAAGTGAAAACAAATATTCTTGAATTTCTATTTCCTTATCTATATTAAAAATTATGTAATAAGAATGATTTCTTTCAATTTTAATATTCATAAGGAATGATATGTATCTGATTTCCTATTTCTGCTACTTGATACATCTCTAAATAATTAGAATGTTCCCAATAATCTAGAGCTTCTTCTATAGAGTTAAAATGTCTAACTTCATCCCAGTTAGTGGAATAAATATTAGATTGAGGAGTTTTAAAGAATCTAAAATCTCCATTGTTAAATCCTAAAGGTCTTTTCATATTAAATAATTACAGTGTTAGATTTACTTCTAATAATTAAAATATTTTTTGAATCAAGTCCTAATAGCTCACATATTTCTTCTTTAGTGACTAGTTTTTGTTCTCTTTCAAGAATTACTCTCCTTAAATAATCTTCTCTTTTAGCAATACACCAACTATAACTTCCATATTTAGTCCATTCAAAAAGATTAGGAGTAGATCCATTAAATCTATGATCATTAGAAATAACATAAATTTTACCATCTTCCATGAATAAAATACCATGAGAGACAGTTAAACCACCTTCTGAATAAGTTATATAAGCTTTATCTTGTCCAACTTCTTGTATATAATTAGACAATTTCTTTAATAAGGATTCTATCATTTTTTCTTTGTGTTATAAGATCTTCTAAATTTTTTTACCTTGTAATTATTAATCTTCTCTTTAGATTGATAATTTTCAAAATAATCATTCTTCTTTCTAGCCATAATATCTATTTTAGTTATTATACCTTTTCTTTAGTTCTTTCCAATCTTTTATAAAATCTGAAATTACCTTAGGAAGAGATACTACTAAGAATACTAATACTGCAACTATAAAAGCTAGAATTTCATATCCTTCTGTGATCTTTCCTTGAAAATATATTGCTGAAAATAATAAAGATCCTAGAATAATAGAAAAAATAACATTAACTATTACTTCTATGATAAATTCTTGTAAATAAATCTTTTTTATTGGATGCATAATTTAAATATTTATTATTCTTTTAGATATAGGTTTAAATAAATTTAAAGTGTTTTCTCCATTTGCATAACCCATACTCCCTAAACAAGCATCTGTACTAACTTGTATTAAAGTGTCATTAGGTAAATTTAAAATTTCTTTAAGTTCTTCTGCTGTAATAGAAAACACTTTTTCATTTTCAAGAAAAGCTACATAACCAGCAACTCTCCATCCAGGAAGTTCTATAAAAGAATCATAACCATGAGGAAATTTTTTAGTTGTGCCTCTATTAAAGCGATATACTATTTCTTTTTTATCTAATTCTTTTATCCAGTTAAAATAAAATATAAATCTATTATCTTTTAAATATAGATGTCCAAATATCTTGGTTAATACAGATGGATCTTTTTCTTGATTTATATTGTATATATCTATTAGATCTCTAACATATACATAACATTTCTTTCCTAGAATATCTTTAATTTTCATGTTTTATCTCAGAATAAAATTCAATAATTTCTTCATTAATAGGGATAATACCATAATTACTAGATCTTATATGATTACATATAAGTACATTTGCTAATTTTAAAGCATTTTCTATCCAGGTATCTCCCACACATTCTATTTCAATTACTTCTTTTCCTAAAAATTTCATTCTTTTAAAAGCTTTTAAAGGCAAATTTATTTTAGGATTATCTTTGTTATATATAATATATGTTTTTTCATCTATATTACTTAAAAAGTCTGCAAGATCTAGTACAGCTTGAGATTCTTTAGTAATAAATACACTAATATTATTCTCTCTAGCTTTTTGAAGAAATTCCTTTATTAAGTTTATTTCTTGTCCTTGTTTTATATCAGGAAATACAGAATAATAACCTCTCCATCTGTTACCTAAAAAGTCTTTATCTGTAAGCCAATTTAAGAATGTATCTGTTAATATAATTTTACTTCTACAAGGATCATTCCAGATTAATTTATACAAGTCAGCTCCTGATATTTTATCATCAGGCAGGAACAATCTGCCACCTGTTGCATCATAAGATAATGTTATAAGTTTATTTTTTTTATTTTTAAAGGTTATCTCCATCACTATATCCTCCTACACAGTAAGTTAAATTTTTAATTTAATTTCAAAATCTGCTAGTTTTCTAAGATCACTTGTAGGAACTTTAACTATTATATCTCTAGACCCATTTCTTCTATAAGGAATATAAAAGTCATAAGGAGTGTCATATACTAGTTCTTTACCTTTAATTTTAGATTCTATATAAGGAGGTAATTTCTTTGTTTGTACATATATAGCTGTTTCTTCTGTTGCAAATATTACAAAGTCTTCTTTGCCATATATCCATCCAGGATTACCTCTTACATTTAAAACTTCAATCCAATGTATAGTTCCATCTAAAGGACCTGTTGATCTTCTAGCTCTTTTTAATGCTTTGATGTCATAACTAATCCAAGGACTATCAGAATCTTTTCTCCACCAAAAGTCTATATGATTAAACATATCTTCTTTTATTGAAGCTTTTTTAACTTCTCCTTTAAAATAGTCTTGATGGATTTTCATCATAACATCTTCCCATTCTTTACCATATTTCCATGCTTGTTGCCTTGTTACCATTTCTACCCTTCATATCTCCACTCAATAAGGTAACTAAAATAAGATTATGTGGCATTAAACATTAGTTATCTAAATATTCTTCTATTATAACTTTTTCAGGAATTACTTTTAAAACTTTTATTTTCACCATTTCTTTTATATCCCAGTCAAAATCTTCCTCTAAAATTTCAAAAACTTCATTTTCTAAATAATAACAGCAATCACTTCCTATTATAGAAAAATTACTACCATCCCAATGTATGGGAGTTATAAATTTTGTTTTGTTAGGCTTTTCACATATACAAGTGAAAGTTTGCTCTTTTAGATTATCAAAATCTAATTTTTTAAATTCTTCATATGTCATACTAATTCTTCTTCAAATTCTTCTATAATAGTATTTAGTAAATAAACAGTTTTAGGAACAAAACAATATTCATGATAAAGATGAGTTAACAAATCTTTTTTGTTAAAACAATCTGATCTTCCTGGATAGAAAAAATTATCATGATAAGTTTTTTCAATAACTAAATAAGGTCCCATTCCTGTAACTGCTTTTCCTTTTAAAATAAATAAAATACTTTCTTTGTCTTTACTAGGAAAGTCTTTATTTAAGAATTCTTCTACAGTCATACAAAAGCAATTTTGAAATTCTTCAGAGAAAAAAGTTGTACATTCTTAGTTTTAGGATCTTGGATACTAATGTAGTGAAAATATTGTAATTCTTCTTTCTTTGTGTTATAAAGATGTTCTCTGTTAATTTGAACTATTGGAGAAGTAATTATTTTTTTCTTTTCTTCTATAAACCTAGGTTTTCTGTCTTGAATGTATCTAAAACCTTCAGTCACATCTTGACCTATTCTAAAATTTTTATATTTGTCTGTTAGACAAAACACTTTGAGTTGCTTTTTCATATTAACTTTCTTTAATTTCAAATAGTATATCATACATTCTATCAAAATTACTACTATTAACCCAACATTTAGAACTATCATTTATCCAATAAATTTGAGCAGTGATAGATTTTGAAAATAATGTAGTGACTTTTTTTAAAACAATAATTTCTAATTGTTCTCTAGTAGTTTTTCTTTCTACTATATAATGTTTATCTTCTAATAAATCTTTTAATCCAAACATATTTTTACATAAATAATAGGCTCTTCTATAGAAATATTATTCTCTTCAAAAACTTCACTAAAGTTAATAGGAGTGACACTTTTTAAAGATTTTACAAATTTAGAATTAAATATTCCTTCATACATATGTTTATAATCTTTATTTCTCTCATATAAAAAATAATTTTGTATTATTCTTTCTTTAAAAGAATTTGGTAGAGTCATAGATATTAAATGTTCTCCTTTTTTTAAAGATTCTAAAGTTGAAGTTTCTAATGATAATCTATTGAAAGCTTCAAAATCAATTTTACTGTCTAAAATCTTAATATATTTTGTATTTACATATAATGTAAGTCTCTTTATTGGCTTTTGAGAGCTAAGATTTTTATAATAATAAAATTTTTCATAGAAACCTTTTCTTTTTGAGACAATATAAAAATCCAAGATTTTTGCTATACAAGCACAAATACTTCCTATATTATGTTGTTTATTGATATCTTCTAGACATAACTTTGGAGGAGCTGCTTTTAGCTTTAATTTTTTATATGTTGCAAAAGGTTTTTCTGTAATTGATGATAAAAATTGTCTGTGAAAAACTAAATCTTTTAAATGTTTTTTGTTCACTAAATAAAATTCAACATATTTCATAATAGTCTAATTATATTAGTATCCATTTCTTCTAAAATAGCTTTTAAATTAATAGTTTGAATACTATTAAAATAGTTTCTTGTAACTATAGTTTTATTCCTACTTAAATAGTAATCATTAAAAATATTAGGATCCTGTGTTTTTATAGCTGGAAATTTTAATGATTTTTTAAAGAGAAACCAAGATCTAGAACTTTCTAATTCAATTTCATTAATTTTATCTTCAATTAAGATATTCTTTTCTGGTTCATATGGAAGAACATCTCTTAAAGGTCTAGTTGGAGAATTAGTAGCCATTGTTAAAAGTAAACAATTCTTAGATATTGGATAAAAATAAGATATAGAATAAATATCATTTTTAAAAATTAAATGTGAAAACTTTTCTTTTTTAGAATAATATAAAATACATGATTCTACAAAAATATCTTTAAATTTAGTACTGAATCTCCTATCAGATATTCTTTTAGGCTTTAAGAATTCTTTTATATTTAAAACATATAATGCAAACATTTTATGAGATTATAATGATTAAAGGATCTATTTCTTTTTCTTCAAGAATTTCTTCTATTCTACTATGTACATAGTCAGTTATGTTTTCATAAGATGAAAGAAAATCTCTTTTAATTTTTTCTGAAAGATTCCTATCAAAATGGAGTTGTTTATATTGAGCTAAATCATATTCATCTAGACAATGAAGACCATATCTATAACTATCTTCAACTCTAAAAACAGTAATTCTTCCTTTTTTATCTTGAATATAACTATTTAAATTAGATTTTAGAACTTCATATTCTTTTATATAAAGAACTTCATTTTTTGGAATCTTTGGAAGAGAATCAAAAATATTAAAAGATTGTCTATCACCAAAGCCTAGATATTTTCTAGAGAAAGATATTAAAGGTTTTGAATGTAAAATATACCTTTCCTGAAGTTTATCATGTATTTGCATATAAAAATAATCTGTATTTTTTTCAAATAAATTACCCTTCCAAATTATAAATGAATAGAGAGAAAAATATATCCAATCATTAGCTCCTATTTTTTCCTCTCTATAATCTAATTTTAATAGTTTATTCCTATTAAATAATACTAACATATTATTTATTTTTAAGTCTTCTTTTTATTTCTTCTGTAGAAACTTCTACAAAACAACCATAATCTCTTTTCTTATCTTCAATAATAGGAGTTTCTTTCCATCCTAAACAATAATTAAAATTTGGTTTTGGATTACTAAAATCCATCATTTTTAAATAAGCTTCTTTTTTCATAATAAATAATTTTAAAGTTTCTTTTTCTTTAGTTCTCTATGTGTGTAAATTATCAAATACCTATGATATATATTAAAAGAATTAATAATAGAAAAATAATACCTATTATACCTCCAGTAGATGGTTTAGCTGGATCAGGTCCAATATCTGGCCTCATATGAGGTTCAATATAACTATTGTCAATACTATAATCCACAGTGTATTTATTGTGTTCCATAAATGTAAAGTTTTAAACTTGTTTTCAATTATACCAAGTACTCTTATTATAGCTTTTTCTTTTTTATCAACTGTACTACTTAGATCTTCTATCTTGGTATTTAACCAGTTAATTTCAAAGTATTCTGTTTTATATATAGAAGCTTTTATTTCAGAAGACTTCTTTATAGGAAGAACTATATTTTGAAGTTCATGATTTTCATCTATATCTAAATAAACTACATCATCATCTTCTAAAATTTCTGCTAGTTTAGTAGGTATTTTATAAAGATATAGAGTATCTTTAATAGTAGAAGCAATAATTTTCTTGTTAGAATCCTCTAGATATAGTGCTTTAGATGCAGATAATTTATGTACTGTGCATTTAATCATAATTATTTTCTAAAGTCAATTTTTCTTCATAGTAACTAGCAAAAATAAATCTACTTTCTTTTTCAGTAAGTTCAATATACATTTGCTTGGTAAAGTTAATGAGTTTTAAATCTCTACTAACACTAACAATCATAAGAATATCTTCTTGTGATATATGTTCATTAGTTGTTTCAGAAACTAATAATAGGAATGGAGAAATCTCATCTAAGGATTTTACTATCTTAGTAGTACAATTTACTTTTAGCATATTATTCCTCCCATTTTATTTTAACAGTGGTAATACAATTACTAGCCTTGCTTTTAATTACTTCTTCTAGATTAAAAGGTTTCATATTTTTGATTATTTATCTTTCCATTGATTAATAGTATCTGTTTTTACTAGTATTGAATCTCTATAAGTATGTTCATATTTTACCTCTAAATTACCTCTTAGATATTCTAAATGAGATTTTTCTTTAGGAGCAGTTAATACTATTAACCATCCAAAAATTACTATAGAGAAAAGACTAGAAAAAAGTATAATTCCTGGAGAATAAGTGTTAGTTTCTTTTCCTAGTTTATGAGTAAATATTAAGCCAATTATGCTTAATACTATGAAAATTATTGCTATATAAGTCATTTCAATAAAGATTTTTTAATGTTAGATTCAGGATTTTTAAAATCAAACTCTGATACAAGAACTGCATAATTCCAATTAAGTTTTAAATAATCATAGTTAATTCTATAGTATTCTAAATACCAATCTTCACCATTATCTGATACTAATATTGGTGTGTTATAAGGAATAACTTCATTTCTTAAAGATTCCCAATCTCTATTATCTTTAGATGGAAATATTAGACATTCACCTTCAGGAATAATTTTACCCTCTTCATTTAAATAATGGAGATGGTTTTCCCCTTTTGAGACTATGATAGCTGTACCATCAATTTTAATACTTATTTTACATTCTCCATATATAGGTGAATATCCTTTTCTAATATTCAACTTTTTAATTATTTCTAATACAGTCATACAATAGATTTTTCTATGTTCTTAATAAGATAATCATTTGTGAAATCAAATTGTTCTAAAGGAACCATATATGAAGGTGTAACTTTTTTACCTTTATAAGGAATTTTACAAGTTTTATAGAGATCAAATTTTCCATAAGTCCATTCATATCCATCCATAGAAAACATCATTGGATGACCTACCTTATATTTACTTCTAAGATATCCTTTATAAAAGCCAATCCAAGTACTTTCTTTATTAGCTGGAGAAATTAGACAGTTTCCTTTTGGATTTAATTTTCCATTTTCATCTAAATATAATCCAGAGTTTTTATCTTTTTCATTGTAAATATAAATTTGTTTTGTGTTTTCAATTAACTTAACTCTACAATAATTAAAGCAAGGACTATAATATATATCCATATAGGATGGATTAGTTTCTTCTAATATTTCATATATTGTTTTAGACATAGGAACTTATTGATAGTTTAACATTTTCAGATAAATCTTTAAAATTAAAATCTTCTATAGGTACTATATATTCATAATAGTCTTTGTTCATTTCTGAATCATAACATTGATCTCCTTGAAGATATCTTTTTAGAGACCAATCCCTTCCATTATGAGATACCATCATGAGATGTCTAAAACTATATTTGCTTTGTAAGAATTCTTTATAGAGAGTGTTCCAAGTTTTATCTTTTTCTTTATTAGGAAATAACATTACTTCTCCCTCTTTATAAAGTTGACCATTCTCATTTAGTTCTAAAGATACACTTGGCTCTCCTATTTTATGAATAAGAATCTTTTTTCTATTTTTAATTAATCCTACTGTACATTCACCTAAACATGGACTGTAATATGTGCAAGTAGATTTAGAATTTAAAGATATCTCTTCTAATATTTCATAGATAGTTTTATTCATATTCAAATAGAGTTTTTAATGTTAGAATGTAAGTCTTTAAAATTAAAGGAACTAGTAATTACTATGTAATTATATGTTTCTGGGTAATATGGAGTATTACTACTTTTATGCCCTTTGCTAAAGACTTTTTTATCTTTGTAATAATATCTAGCTACCCAATTATAGCCATCATTACTACACATTACTGGAGTGTCTATACTTAGTGTTTGAGCAAGAAAATTTTCCCAACTTCTATTAGTTCTACTAGGAAACACTATAATTTCTCCTGTTCTTAGATATTTACCATTTTTGTAAATAGTAATAGTTTTTATGATTTCTGGTTCTATACATTCTAAATCTATATAATGTGAAAGCTCTGTTGTATGCATTCTACAATTCCCAAATAATGGAGACCAAAATACATGAGTTTCAGATATGAATGGTAATATTTTAAGTAAATCTAGTTCCATAATTAGTGATAATTATAAGGTTCTTTATCCATATTATCTAATATTAAATACCATTTTAGGATTAGGTTTATCTGGTAATTTACATTTAGATAATATAGATTTTAAAATAAGTTTTTGTTTTGTAGATGTTTTGGTAAAAGTGGGATATAACTTTATAAAAGTAAATTCCCACTTTGTTATCTTTCCAGATTCATATAGTCTATATAATTCATATAGAGTAGATAATCTATTGGTTGACATATTCTGTTTCTAGAATTAGTTTGTCTATTACTTTATAGTAAGTAGGATCAAAGTTTACTTCTTCTCCAATGGATTCTTTTAATTTATCATCTCCATTTCCTTTTTTAAATAAAAAGCTTACTCCTGGTGAAGGACACCATATAATTCTACCCATTCCATAATCATATGCATTACTTAGTCTATATTTGTATACAAAATATGGATATTTAGGTTCTTTAGGAAATTGTTCTATAGTTATTTTCATAATTAAATATATTCTGTTGTAAATGTTATTTCATCTATGATTGAATAAAGATTTGGATTAAACATTAGTTCTTCTCCAATTTGAAAACTATCACCTTCTCCATTTTGAATTAAAACAGATTTTTGTTCAGAAAGACATAGTAAAATTCTACCTTTTCCAGTTTCATTAAGACTGCTTAATGAGGTCTTTTGTGCAAAAAATGGAAATTTTGCTTTAAAGAATTTCTTTTTTATTGAGGTTATCATATAGGCTAGAATTTAAAATTGTGTAGATGTTGAAGATAAATTTAAATTTATGTCCTAGATGTTTATGAAGAATTTAGAAAAATGGAATAGCCATATTTCAGACTATTCCTTGGTTAGAGATGTGAGATTAAGCTTCTACTTCAATATTTTCTTCTTGTACTTCTTGAGCTACAAAGTCATCTTCATCTACCATTTCAGTGGTCTCAACTAAGAGATCATCATAGTTAGGATCATTCTCATTCATACAGAAATATAAGTTTCTGTAAATGGGTAATCCTTGATGTAAATGAACTTTTGCAGGTGTTCCCTTTTCTTCATTTGCAGGTGTCATTTTAGGTTGCTGAACTTTATCTTCAGTTTTCCAAAATGGTTCTCCTACTTGCTCCCTCACTGAGATTCTACAATTAGGCCATATAGTTGTAAGATTTGTACCAATCTTGAGATCAAACATTTCCATGATCTCTTTGTCAATGGTCATTCTGATGATTCTGTTTTGTTTAAATAAAGCTGCTCCTCTACTGATGATAGCTTTACTTTCAATTCTGATTCTTACAAATTCAGGATTGTTACTTTCACCAAAATCTAATCCATTTTCTTCATCAAAGGGTACTATGATAACCCCAGCTTTCTTCTTTGACATAATTTTTAAATTTAAATAGGTTAATAATATATGGAAGATAATAAGTTTTTAGGGAAAATGTGGTATTTTAAACTTAAAATTAAGAACTTATACCACAAAGTTTTTTGAGAATTGAATAAACCAATATAAAATGACAAAAACAGAGAATAAGGTTTTTAGCTATCTTTATTCTAAGATTGAATAGGTGAGGAGTTTGGAGGATTGAGAGAGACATAAATGCTCAATATGTAATCTAACTCTCTCTTTCTCAGGTAAATTACCCCAATGTTTAGCTTTAAATCCTTGTAAAGGAGATTCTAAAGCATTAACAATAAAAGTATAAGGTAAAACAGTATGTTTAATAGCTTTACCATAAACAGGTTCTTCATATACTACTTCACTAGTAATATATTGTTTTTTACCATGTTTATCAAGAACAGGTTTAATCTCACCAGTTTTTTTATCTCTAAAAGATTTAAGTAGAGAAACAGTTTTAGTTTTAATATCCTTCCTTAGAAGAACACTCCCTTCTAATTCCATAGTCAGGGAGATTTGAGAATTTTCTTTAATCATAAACTAATATACTAATGATCTAAATCATGATCACCAAATGTTGATAGAAGATGTCTGTATTTTATTTAAATATAATATTATAATAGGTACAGTTTTAATTCTATATATAATATAAAATTAGATCTGTACCTTGTTGCACATAGTTTATTATATTATATACATCTAAGTGTAACTTAATACATCCTTTTCAAGGATTTCTAAGTGCAACACATATAAAATAAGCTCCTGAGACATTTATGTTGAAGGAGCCACTAATTATCAATAATCTTAAAAGTCAAATATCATTTAAATTTAATTTTACTATAAGCCTCAGCAATATTATTACATCCAAGACTAATATTAGCAATTATATTTGATTTATCTTGATCTTTCAATATATTAATATTTTTAATACTAGTATGTATTTCATTCAATCTCTGCATCATAACCATTAATTCATTAGTTATATGATGTAATTTAATAATTTGATTAGTTCTATCCATATATGTCTAATTTTTTATATGTCTTTACAAGCTATATAAAACAACTTTTATATGTAATTGCTGTATCATATAAAACAATCATTATATATAGGATAAAGACATATATTAAGTTATTTCAGTTTTCTTTAAAAAGATGATGAAAGATAAGAAGTTTACTAGTTTCACTTTCCCAATCTCTGTTTTCAGGATTAAGAAATAAAGTACATTCACCACAAGAAGATAGATATTTTCCATATTTATCTAATTGAGCAATAATACCCTTATCATTCTCAATAATAATAGGATATTCATTATCTTCAGATTTTATTTGTCTTATTTTACATTTACCTAATATGGTAGAATAAAAGAACATATCTGCAGGTAAAATCCTTACAATCTTATATAAATTTATTTGCTTCATAATAATTAAATTTAAAGGTTAGTCCCAGATGTTTTTATAATATTATTATATAAACAATAAAATAAATTATCTGGGACCAAATCAGGACCAAAATTATATAACTAAACAGAATTAAGCCTTGTTTAATTTATAATAACCAATTACTTTAACTGCATTCTTATCTACTTGTGTAGTATGAATCCAGTTAAATTTAAACACACTATAACCTAATGAAGCTAGTAATTTAATTGCTGCTTCTTCATCTAATGTAGTATTAGATTTAGTTTGTTCTTTAGTAAAGCTAGCTTTATCAATAACTGTTTTGCTAGAACTATTTCTACCAAAATATCTTCTAGTAATACCATTTGGTTTAGCACTATAGTTCTTTTCTTTATAAGGATTATTACCTCTATAATTTAACATTCTTCCAAATTCTTCAGCAATCTTATCATAATAAGAAGATATATTTTCAACACAATAATATTGTCCAAATACTGGACCTTTTACTGAAGTTATCTTTCTAATTACATCAGCTCTTCTAAGAATAGCAAACCAATTATGAGCATATTTAATGTTCAATTCTTTAATAGCTGCAGTAAATTGTTTGGATGTGAAGTTAAATCTAGAAAACTTCTCTTCATCAGAAAATAATAGCTTTATTCTTTCTATGCTATCATTCAATGATTGTGTATAAGCTCTGTTTAGTTTCATGATAAATAAAATTTAAAGTTAATAAATATAATTAAGTCACCAATGTTTGAATGATGATGTCTGTTTTTTATTATTATATTATATATATTATATATATTATATATTATATATTATACTTCTAATATACTATTCCCTAGCTTTATATGAAATATTCTTTATATGTTTTATTAGCACATATCTTTTATGATTTCATATCTTCTTTCATTACATATAAAATATTGTTTTATATAGTTTGCTATTACATATAAAAGTACAAGACATATAAGATTTTCTTAATATGTTCTTTACACTACATATAAGTGTTGTTACATATAGAATATTCTACATATATTATTTTTGTTGCATTTAGATTCTGTATTATATATAAACTAAGTGTAACTTAATATTTATTTTTATTTTATTTTTTGAGTGTTTATTATAAATAATATCAAAATTTTTTGCACCAAAACAAGTTTGGTGCAAAGTTTAATTTAATATACCCAACAATCTTCAGTAGTATCAGATAAAGCAAAACTACATCCTACTTCATCAAAGTATTGATCTTCTTCTTGTTCAATTATTTCTAATTCTTCCATAATGATAGCAAATATTAATTGTTAATAGCATAAGTAAAATCCACATTATAAATAATAACCAATGAATAATAACATTGTTGTTTATATGTTCAATAGCTATCATATAAGCTAGTGATTCAATTAAAATAAGAATAACATATTTCTTCATAGTACTATATTTATGTCCAATGATTAGGATAAGATTATGTTTTTTATTTCAAGATAAATCTTATGAAGACTTAATCCCCATTGTCTCCATAAGAAATACCTTAATCTATTATTAGTGCTCTAATTCATATCCTCTAAGCACCATTAATGATAGTTTTACTGTACTTTGTAACATTTCAATTTCACCATTCTTGATGTCTATCACTCTATTCAATCTCTCAATTTCTGATTCCAATTCTTGAATCTTTTGATCTAGGGTTCTGTCTAAGTTTTCCATAATCTTTTGATTTTAAATTATTAAACATATTTCCCTAGCAAATTTTCTTCTTCTATTTTGATGGGGGGATACCATCAATCTCCAATAAATCTATGGGGATGTTTATTATTGTAGTACTATCTCATACACCCATCTCAATTTTTTAATTTCCCAACTTCTAAATTTCAATCTAAATTTGCAAAATCAAAAATATTATATTATCTTTGTAAGAAATTTTAAATATGAAAGCAAGAGAAGTAAAACAAATCACATTTAAAGGTAAGAAATATCTAGCTGTTTTAATAGATAGTTACTACTATGAGGTAGACAATAACAGTTATTTAACCTATAAAAAGATATGCTATAGTAAAGAAGAAATAATAATAACAGATAATGGAGAATTAAATTAATATGAAGTCAGATATTATTTATAAAATAGGCACAGCAGAATTTAGAAAAAGATATATAGATCCTGCTATTAAAAGTGGTAAAATCACTTATGATTATAAATTAAGATATGGAACACAAGCTTTTAGAGAAGAATGTATGAAATATAGTAATATTGCAGACAAATTTGATTTTAGCACATGTACTTTTGAAGATTATACAGAAACTGGTAATAAAGTAATTTTAGAGAAAAAAATTGATAAAAACTCAATAACTATCAACTACAATAGACCATTTACTGAAAAACATGTTATAGAACCAGACTATATAGACTATGGGTTATTACTCAATATATATTTTGATAATCCAGAAGAAAAATTAATAAGATTTAAAACAAATATAAACTCTAAAGGTTTTGAAATATATTCTTATCCAGAATATTTTAACACTTATTGGTATACTGAAATGTATTTAGTTGAAAATGGTAATGAAGATTATCCAGAAGAATTATTTCTTAAAGAAATTAACATTTCAGGTAGTGCAGATTTTAATGAAACTTTTTATTTTGAAACTTCTTTAAAGCAATTTAGAATTGAATGTTTGATATATGCTAGTGGAAGTCTTAATGATTCACTTGATAACATTAAAGATGCTATAATAGATCTTGATACAGTTGGACCTGGAGAAGCAATAATTACTATAGAAAACCAATAAATTTTTATAAATTTATTTGGAATAGTCTAAAAATAATATTATCTTTGTATCATTGTTAAATTAAAAAGAAAAAGATATGATACAAACACTTTATATTGAGTTTGTTTTAAACAAACATAATAATACAGCTTTAGAAAGAGCTATTAGAAAAGCAGCTGCTAAAGAATACCAAAAGATGTTCAAAGGAACTAGAGTTAGTTATATGGAAAGATTATTTAATAGAGTATCTTAATTATGGAAGCAAATAATTGGTGTAAAGAGACTGAGCCTGTTTTCTATTGTACCAAGTGTTTAAGCTTACATATTAAAAAAAATTCATATATAAGAAATGGAATTAAAAATGAAGGAAGTATATGTTGTAAATGTGGTTCTTTTAATATTAAGACTATTCCATTTAATAAATGGGTTCAGTTAGCAGAAGATAAAGGTATTAAAGTAGAGAGGCCAGCTAAATGGGCATATAAATTAAATTTAAATATAAAATAAAATAACATGGAGAAGAAGATTAAAATGCAAGTGGTAGATAAAGAAGAAAATAAAAAATTAGAATCTCAAGAAACATGTAAGGCCAATACATGTAAAGATGAAGGTCCAGTGCCATTGATGGAAGATGAAAATCCTGTTGCACATATCACTAAACTATATGAAGAAAATAAATTTCTAAAGCAACAGCTTCATAATATCTCTAGACTAGAGATTATCTTAGAGGTTTTAAAGATTGGTAATTGGGATGAACAGTTTGAAAGCATACTAAGGAATGAAGTAAAAAAAGCTTTTGGATTACATGATAAGGAAAATAACAATCAAGAGTAATGAAGAAAATTTTCTTAGAAACTATCTAAAAGTTATCAGACCTATTAGTAAATTAACAGAGGGTGAAGAAAGAGTTTTAATTGTTTTAGAGAAATTGTGTAGAATAGAAAAAACAAGAAACTTATTTAAAATTGTTAAACTCAATAAACCAATAATATGTGAGCAGCTAGGGATTACACAAAGATCTCTAGCTACTCTTTTATCTTGTCTTAGAAAGAAACAAGCTATAATTGATGGGGAATTAAATCCTAGTATAGTTTTATTTGATGATTTTTATAAATATGAAGATTTGACACTAAAGCTAGAATTTAAACATGAATAATATATATAGAGAGGCTTCTAAGAAATTTAATATTACACAAGCTCAAGCAGAAAATATCTATTTAAGTGTTTTTAAGTTTATCAAAAGCACTGTAAAAGATTTAGACTATAATAATATAGAAGATCAAAAACATTCTTTTATATTACCTCATTTAGGTAAAATAAGGGTAAATGTAGAGAGAGTAAAAAAATTCACAGAATTATATAAAGAAAGAACAAATGGAGAAGATTGTACCTATTCATAATGCTATTATAACCACAGCAAATAGATATACTAAAGAAGATATTGATAAAACAGAATCTGGATTGATTCTACTAGATAAACAAGAAGGAGTTGTTAAACTTAGACAAACTATTTTAGCTGTAGGAGGTACAGCTAGTAGAGAATTAAAAGTAGGGGATGTAGTTGAAATTAATCCTAAAAATTATATTAGGAGAGAACAGAAGAAGAAAGCTTTTCAACCTGATCCTTCTAAAGAAGAATATGGTTGGGAATATTTTTTAGATCTACCTATTGAAAAATCAGAAGATCAAGAGATTCTTTTTCTATATGATTCAGATGTTAGATATAAAGTAATAACAGAGGAGGCTTAAAGCTTCCTCTTTTTTTGTTTATTATGAAATTATTTAAACTAGAAAATTGGAAAGTGGAAATAGCTCCAGAAGCATTAACTATAGTAGATTTTAAGGAGCTAGTTAAGAGAGATAAATCTAGAACAAAAGAGAATGCTATAAATGAATTGTCATTTATTTTTTTCTTTTGTGATAGTAGATCAGATTATCTTTATATAGATGATCCTACAGAAAGAATGGAAGCCATTAAAACAGATTTAAATTTACCTAAAAAATGGAAGCCAGATGAACTTGTAACTAAAGCTATGAACACTTATCTTAAATTGAGTGTAACTATTTTTTCTACAGCATTAGATGATGTTAGGGTCGCTATTAGAAAGATTACTCAGAATTTAAGAGAGGCTGATTATAAGAATATGGATGCTAATGAAATTAATAAATCTACAAGTTCTATTAAACAAGTAGGACCTTTATTAAAAGAGTTTAAAGAACTAGAAAGAGAAGTATTAGCTGAAATTGAAGAGGACTCTATTACATCTAAAGATAGAACTATTCTAGACAGTGGGTTTAAAGCATTTAATGATATAGAAACTTTAAAAGGAATACAAGATGGTAACTAATGCTGTAAATACAGAATTAACTCCTGAGTTTCTAGAAACATTAGCTAAAGAAGAGAGAACAGAACTATTAGACTATTTAAATAATTATCCATTTATAAGATGGATGATATCTCCAGATAGACCTTATGCTAAAGATCTAGAAAGAGATTCAGAAGATAAAATTATAGTTAATGTGGTTAAACCTCACATATTAGAAAATATGGATTATTTTAGAAAACCTGCATTAGCTTTTAAAAAACATGGTAAATATACTAATTTAAGACCTAATGGTAATCCAAATAGTCCATATATGAAATGGTTAAGAAAAGAAGTTCTTAAATGTTGGTATGGATGTAAGAGACCATCTGATGGTGAATGGATTACTGGATATCATTATTTTTATTTAAATTATTCTCCAATAGAAAGAGCTACAGCCAATATTAAAGATACTAATGCTGTAAATAGGGTTGTTGATTTTCCTGATATCTATGATGGAGATTATATATTTTTTCATTATATAAATCAAGCTAGATATGGAGGAATGTATAATGAATATAAAGGAGGTCAACATTCAGCTTTAATAGCAGCTAGAGGAAAAGGAAAATCATTTAAAGTAGCATCTATGGCTACTAGAAATTTTATCTTAGGAGAAAATAAAGAAGTTTGTGAAAAAGTAAAATCTGTTGTTGTAGCTAGTAATACAGAATATTTAAGAAAAGATGGTACTTTAAATAAGATATTAGCTATGACAGATTTCTTGGCTTTAAACACACAATATCCATCTAGTAGATTAAAATCTTCTAATCAAGAAATGCATTGGATTATGGGATTTAAAGATACTAGAAATAAAGATGTAGCTTTAGGAACTAGAAATGAAATTATAGGATTATCACTAAATAATGATTCTGATAAAGCCAGAGGTAAAAGATCTCATTTAATGATATGGGAAGAATTTGGTATGTTTCCTGGTTTTATAGATGCATGGAACACTAGTAGACCTAATGTAGAAGAAGGTGGATATTCTTTTGGACAAGCAATTGCTTTAGGAACAGGTGGAACTGAAGGGTCAGATTTTAGTGGTGCTCTAGAAATGATTTATAATCCTTTAGGATATAATGTTTATGGAGTTCCCAATATGTTTGATAAAGGAACATCTGGAGGTTCTAAATCTATTCTCTTTATAGGAGAATATATGAATAGAAAAGGATGTTATGATAAAAATGGAAATTCAGATGTTATTAAAGCTGTTTTAGAAGAAGTCAAAGAAAGAGTATTTATCAAATATAATTCTACAGATCCTTCTACTATTGCACAAAGAATAGCTGAACATCCTATGTCTATTCAAGAAGCTGTAATGAGAAGAGATGGTACATTATTTCCTGTAGCTGATTTAACAGACCATCTTAATTATATAGAATCAAATAAAATAGAATGGCATAGAGGTCATTTAGTTGGAGAACTATATCAAGATCCTGAAGGAAATATTTCTTTTAGACCAACAGATGATGATCCTATTAGAGATTTTCCCTTAAAAGATAATAGACATAAAGGAGCATTAGAAATATATGAATTGCCTAAAGAAGTTAATGGAAAGGTGCCTAGTTATAGGTATGTTGGTGGTATTGACCCTATTGATGATGATCATAGTACAACTGTATCTCTTCCCAGTATATTTATCCTTGACATGTTCACTGATAGGATTGTAGCTGAATATACAGGTAGACCTGATTTTGCAGATGATTTTTATGAAATATGTAGAAGATTAGCTATTTTCTATAATGCTTCATTAAATTATGAGAATGATAAAAAAGGTTTATTTACATATTTTTCAAATCATCATTGCACTCATTTACTATGTGACACTCCAGATATTTTAAGAGATGTAGAATTGGTAAAATCTTCTATGTATGGTAATAAATCTAAAGGTACTAATTCAGGAAAACAAGTAAATGCTTATGCTAGAAGACTTATTAGAGATTGGCTATTAATGCCTGTAAAACAAACTAAAGTTGAATTAGATGAACATGGTGATGAGGTAGAGAAAATTACCACTGTTAAAAATCTACAAAGACTAAGAGGAATAGCTTTAATAAAAGAACTTATAATGTGGAATCCTGATATAAATGCAGATAGAGTTTCTGCTTTAGGTATGTTGATGATTATTAGAGAGAATAATATGAAATATCTTCCAGGAGAAGGAACATCTATTGGTAAAAAAACTAGAAAGAATTATCTAGGTAATGATCCTTTCTTTACTAGTAATTTTGCTAATAATTCTTTTTGGTAATTTAGCTATAAAAAACTCAATTTTTTCAAATAAAATCATATAACTTTTGTTAAAGAGTTATATCTTTGCAAAATATTAGAAATAAATAAAATATGGAATTAACTATTAGTGGATTTCCTAACCAGAAATTACCTTTTTCTAAGAAAGGTAAAGAATGGAGGAAAAGAGTTGTTGATTGGGCTGATAAAAGATCCTACTTCTTTGACTCTGTTGTTAGAAAAGCTTTTATTAATAAAAAAATCAATTATGATTTAATTAATGGAAAGCTTCATCTAGATGATTTAAAGTTAATTCTAAATCCTGACAATATCAAAGCCTCTTATATTCCTAGTAATATTCAACACTATCCTATTATGAATAGTAAATTGAATGTATTAGCTGGAGAAGAAAAAGAAAGAAGATATGAATTCAAAGTAATAATTACTAATCCTGATGCCATTTCAGAACTTGAAATTAAAAAAAGACAAGAGCTTTCAGAAGCTTTATCTTCCCTCCTAGAAGAAGCATCACAAGATGAATCTATCTTGGATAAAGAATTAAAATCTCTTTCAGATTCTTTTAGATATGATTGGTCAGATATAAGAGAGATAAGAGCAAATCAATTATTAAATCATTATTATAAAGAATTAAAACTAGATGTTAAGTTTAATGATGGTTTTATGGATGCAATGATTGTTGGTGAAGAATTATACCAATGTGATATTGTATCAGGAGAACCTATAGTAGAAAGACTTAATCCTAGAAAAGTTCATGTATTTAAAAATGGATATTCTAATAAAATAGAAGATGCAGATTTAATAATTTTAGATGACTTTTGGGCTCCTGGAAAAATATTAGATTATTATTATGATGATCTTTCTGATAATGATGTTAAAAAGTTAGAAGAATATTCTCCTTTTGCTGATTCATCTGAAGGATTAAATCTATATGATGATACTAAACTATTTGTTCCAAGATTCTCTTATTATGATGATAATAATATTGATTTAGATTTTGCTTTTCAATCTGGAACAACTACACCTTCTTCTAACTATTATGATAATTTAGGTAATATTAGAGTATTAAGAATATTCTGGAAAAGTAAAAGGCTTGTTTTAAAAGTTAAGAAATATGACTTAGAAACAGGAGAGCCTTACTATGATTATTATCCTGAAGATTATAAAGTAAATGAAGCTCTTGGTGAAGAAGCTGAAAAACAATGGATTAATGAAGCATGGGAAGGAACTAAAATAGGTAGAGATATTTATATTAATATCAGACCTAGAAAGATCCAATACAATAGAATGTCTAATCCATCCAGATGCCATTTTGGTATTATTGGTTCTGTCTATAATCTTAATGAATCTAGAGTCTATTCATTAGTAGATATGATGAAACCATTTCAATACATGTATGATGCAGTACATGATAGATTAAATAAAGCTATTGCTAGAAACATGGGTAAGATTGTTAAATTAGATCTAGCTCTTATTCCTGATGATTGGGAGATAGACAAATGGATGCATTTTGCTTATGTTAATGGTATTGCTGTAGTAGACTCTTTTAAAGAAGGTAATGTAGGTGCTGCTACTGGTAAATTAGCAGGCTCTCTTAATAATAATAGTTCTGGAGTTATAGATGCTGAAACAGGTAATTATATACAACAGCATATAGCTTTATTAGAATTTATTAAACAAGAAATGTCTAAGATAGTAGGTATTACAGATCAAAGAGAAGGAGCAGTTCAAGCTTCAGAAACTGTTGGTGGTGTGCAAACATCTGTTAGACAAAGTACTTATATTACAGAAAGATTATTCTTAATTCATGATGATGTTAAGAAAAGAGTATTAGAAGCTTTATTAGAAACTGCTAAAATAGCAATGAGAGGTTCTAGTAAAAAATATAATTTTATTTTAGATGATTTTTCTAGAGAACTTGTAACTATTAATGGAGATGAGTTTGCTGAATGTGATTATGGTTTAGTAGTTGATAATTCTATGAATACTTTAGAATTAACACAGAAATTAGATACATTAGCACAAGCAGCTTTACAAAATCAAGCTTTATCTTTCTCATCTATTATTAAGATTTATAATAGTAAATCTTTAGCTCAAGTACAAAGAACTATTGAAATAGATGAAGCAGATATTCAAGAAAGACAACAACAACAACAACAAGCTGAACAAGAATTAGCTCAATCTCAATTAGAACAACAAGCTCAAATAGAACAGGCTAAATTAAATCTTGAAAAATATAAAATTGATCAAGATAATCAAACTAAAATTCAAGTGGCTACTATATCAGCTTTAGGATATTCTGAAGATAAAGATGTTAATGATAATAATATTCCTGATGTAGTAGAAATGAATAAATTAGCATTAGAAGAGATGAATGCTATGGAAACTAACTCTTTAAAAAGAGAAGAACTTAGAATTAAAGAGAAGGAAGTTGAAACTAAAGCTCAGACTGAAAAATATAAAGCAGATAAGAGCTTAGAAGTTGCTAGAGAAAATAAAAATAAATATGATACTAAAACCAAGAAGACATGAATGAAGGAATTATAATGGCTGTAGTAACTCTAGTAACTAATACAATAACTTATTTTGTAACTAATAAATATAAAAGAAAAAAAGAATCTTTTGAAGTTATTAAAGAGTCTAGTGATTACTATTTAAATACAAATAATGCTCTTCTAAAAGAGATAGAAGAAAGATCTAAACAAATTATTGAATTAAATGGTAGGATAATTATCTTGGAAGAAGAGAATAAATCTCTACAAGTACAATTAAAAGCTACAAAAAAGATTTGTGAGGATAATGCTAAAACTATTAATGAATTAAAATCATTAGTAGAATCATTAAAACATTTGAGTAAATTATAAAATATTAAAGGAGAAGAAGAATGAATGATGTAGATATTTTAGGTCTTAATGATTTTATGGAAATTCTTCCAGATGAAATTGAAGAGACTGAAGAAAATAAAGAAGAAATTGAAACTTCAGAAGAAGAAACTGAAGATGAAAATAAAAATAATACTAGTGAGGATGATAATCCAGGGGGAGTAGCTAGTGAGGATCAAGAAACAGAGGAGGAAGAAGAACAAACTGTTGAGGAAACAACTTCTTCTCCAAATCTCTATAATACCCTAGCAAATGCTCTCAAACAGGAATCTGTCCTCCCTGATCTTGATCTAGAAAATAAAGAATTAAAAAGTTGGGATGATTTCAAAGATGTATTTAAAGAATACATTGAAAAAGAAGTTGAATCCAAACTAGATGAAACTGACAAGTTTATTAAAAAAGCTATTGAGAATGGAGCAGATACAAAAGAAATTTTGCAATATAAGAATAGCTTAGATTACTTGGAAAGTTTAACAGAAGATCAATTGAAAGAAGAAGGACAAGATGGTGAAGCATTAAGAGCAAATATTATTTATCAAGATTATCTCAATAGAGGAATGTCTGAAGAAAAAGCTAAAGCTAAAGTTAAAAAGATATTTGATAGAGGAGATGATATTGATGAAGTATTTGATGCTCTAGAATCCAATAAAGAATTTTTTAATTCTAAGATAGAAGAAATTAATGCAGAAGCTGAAGAGAAAGCTAAGAAATTAAAAAAAGAACAAGAAGATTTCTATAATGATTTATATGAGTCTATCTCTAAAGATAGAGAACCTATTAAAGGAATTAAAATCACAGAAGAGACTTCTAAGAAAATTTTAAACACTCTTAAAAAACCTATTGCTAAAGATGATAGTGGGAGACCTTTAAATGCTGTTCAAAAATATGCAAAAGAAAATCCAAAAGATTTTCAAAAAGTTATTGGGACATTATTTGTATTAACTGATGGTTTTAAAAGCTTTGATAAAATTATAAAAGCTACAAAGAAAGTAGCTAAAAAGAAAGCTGTAGATGATCTAGAAAGAGTGCTTACTTCTCAACCTATTGGCTTATCAGACAATCCTTTACCTTTTAATTCAAAATCTTCTGGTATCTATGGAAGAGATTGGGATATTGTCCTTGATTAAATATTATAATAATTAATTGAATAAAAATGATTGGAAAGTATGTAATGAGAGAAGCCAAGACCTTGAATGGTTTGGTTTCAGATAATGCTTTGGCTTCTATTTTTCAGAGTGCCCCTCAAAAAGCTTCAAATCTTATGATTAAATTACTCTATGCAAATAGAGGTATGTCTCTTGAAAGAAATTTGATGAGATTCCCTGTTAAATATTTTGAAACAGATGATGATTATACTTGGGAACTAATTGGTTCTTCTAGGAGAAATATTGCTTTGGTTGAAGCTAGATATAATGGTGCTGTTGTTGAAGCTGATGACTTTAATGTAGGTATTGGTGGATCTACTATTGAACTAGTATTTCCTGAAAACTATTTCTTTGATGGTTATATCATTGTAGGTGAAAAGAATGAAGAATATCCTTTTAGAATTCTTGAAGAACCTAGGGTAGAAGGTACCTATTATGTTTATAAAGTAGAACTTACAGGTAAGAATAAACAAAATGGTTGTCCTGGTGAAGAACTGGTTGGAGGTAAGAGATTCTCTGATGAATATGCTCCTGTAGAAAGAGAAATGAGTAGAAAAGTTGGTGATGTAAGATATGCAACTCCATTCTCTATGAGAAATGAATTCTCTACTATTAGAATTTCTACTAAGGTAGCTGGAAACAAGATGAATAGAAAACTTGAAACTGGTATTCCTGTAATGACTAAGGAAGGTAAACTTCAAGTTAATAAAATGTGGATTCATCAGGTAGACTGGACACTAGAAGAGCAATTTGCTAAAGATAAATCTCATGTATTGATGTATGGAGTCTCTAATAGAGATGAACATGGTGAATACTATGACTTTGGTAAATCTGGCAATGTTATCAAGATGGGTGCAGGTATTAGGGAACAAATGAGTTATGGTAATGTTGTTTATTATAATAAATTTGATCTTAAACTATTAGAGAAAGCTCTAGTAGATCTGTCTGTATCTAAACTTGATATGAAAGATAGGAAATTTATTTTGAGAACTGGTGAATATGGAGCAATTCAATTTAATAAAGCTGTTCTAGATGTAGTATCAGGATGGTCTGCATTCTCATATTTAAGAGGTTCTGATCAACCTGGAATTATCTCTAAAGCTAATTCTAATTTACATCAGACTGCTTTAACTGCTGGATTCCAATTTGTTGGTTATAGAGCTCCTAATAATGTAGAAGTATTCTTAGAAGTAGATCCATTCTATGATGATCCAGTAAGAAATAAAGTTCCACATCCTGATGGAGGTGTTACTGAATCTTATAGATATGATATTCTTTATATTGGTTCTACAGAAGAGCCAAATATCCAAATTGCTAAGATTAAAGGTGAGGAGGAACACAGAGGATATCAATGGGGCTTTAGAAATCCTTTCACAGGTCAAATGAATAACAATAATATGTCATTTGATGAAGACTCTTGTGTAATTCATAAGATGGCTTCTTTAGGAGCATTTATTTTGGATGCTGAAAGAACTATGAGTTTAATTTATAGAGCTGTTTAATTGAATAGGGGAGGAAGAATCCTCCCCAAAATATATTTAAGGAGAAGAAGATGGTAGAAACAAAATCAAAAGGGATTGTATCTTGTTTAAAAGATAATAAGGTTATTGTTAGATTTATTAGGAAACCAGATGGGTTTGTTACTAATCCTAAAAATCCTCAATATGGAGGATTGTCTATGGGAGCTAGTATTGTGTTAACAGTACCAGTATTAAGAAATGGTTCTTATAAAAATGTGTTAACAGATAGTGAAAAAGCATTCTTGGAGGAAACATTAGGACTTGAATCAGGTGCTTTATCTGTACATAGAAAAGAAAATAACTATTGGGATAATTTTAATGTAGCTCTAAAAAAAGAAGATACTACATTTAATCTAAGTGATCCTATTGACTACATTAAATATAAAGTAGTTGTTAATAATACTGATTTAGTAGCCCCTTCATTGGAAGATCTTCAGTCTAAGAAGTTGGGTACTTGGAGATTTGTAATTATTAATGAGGGAGAAGAATTAGCTCAAAAAACTGCTGTTGCTAATGCTAGAGCACAAGCTTATATTCTATTAGGATCTATTAAAGAGAATAAGCCTAAAGTTAAAACTATTGTACAGTTACTAACTAATAAACCTATTAATAACAATACTAAACTAGATCAACTGGTTGTATGGGCAACAGAAGAAATTGAAAAGGAACCCAAGAAATTTTTACAGATTGCTAATGATGAATTCTTAGACACTAAGATTAATATTATTGAAGCAATAGAATATGGAATAATGAAGAAAAGAGGAGACTTTTATTTCATGGCAGATAATACACCAGTATGTGAAAAGAATGAAGAGCCTACATTAGATAATTGTGTTAAATTCTTGAATAATCCTAAGAATCAAACAATTTATCTTAAATTACAATCTCAAATCAAAAATGCTCAAGAATAATGAATAATTCTAAAGAATGGATAGAAAGTTTTAATTTACATTATAATAATTCTGATAAGTCTGCTCCTGAGTTGAATTCTTATGAAATATCTTTGTTTCTAACACAAGCACAGGATGAAATTGTAAAAGAGTTTTATTCTGGTAAAAATATATACCATGAAGCTGTGGATAGTACAGAACATATAAGAACAGCTTTGGAATATCTTGTTAGAACAGAAACATTGAATCCATTAGAATTATCTAAATATAGAGGCTATAATCAAGCTAGATTTAAAACTGCAGATAATATTTGGTATCCAATTAATGAACAAGTAATTATACCTAATTGGCCATTAACTATCTTAGTTATCCCTACTACATGGGATGAATTAAATGTTAATCTTATCAATCCTTTTAAAAAGCCTAATGAGAGGAAAGTATTTAAATTAACTAAGAATGATGGTATCTATATTATCTCTAGTAAAGAACCTACTAGCTATGAAGTAACTTATTTAATAGAACCAGAACCTATAATACTAGAAGATCTTTCAACTGGATTATATGAAGGTATGGGATTATCTATTAAAGGAGAGACTAAAGAAACTCTTTGTAAATTAGGTTCTAATATACATTTAAATATATTGAATAGAGCTGTAGAATTAGCTTTAAGAGATTATAATCCTTCTAATTTAGAAGCTCATGTTCAATTAAATCAAAGAAACTTTTAAAATTAAAATATAAATGAGTGCTTTATCAAATCAACAGGTAAGACATATGTATGTTGTTACTGGAGCATCTTCTGCTGCTGCTCCTTCTAATTTTACTTCAGCTACTACTGGACAAGCTGCTGTATTTAATGATCTTGGAGCTAAGACTGCTGGTAACTATGCATATTTCTTATATAAAAATAATAAAGGATATATCTCTAAAACAGATAATATCTATAAAGATCAAGTAGTTTATGCTAAAACTACTGATTATGCTCCAGAATCATTTAAAGAAGTAATTGTAACTCCAGTTAATGTAACTGCTGGTGTTAAATATGTTCTTGAAATTCAATTCTTGGATTGGTATTCAGTAAGTCCAGAAAATCAATATTTTAAATTAGCATCTTATACTGCTAAAACTGGAGATGATGCAGAAGCTGTAGTTGATGGTCTTGTTAAAGATCTAGCTTATCAGTTTATGCATGAAACTGGATCTTTCACTTCATCTTTCCAGTATACTCCTAAAGGTGGATCAGCTATTAATCTTCCTGGAAATAAATATTTAGAATTCTCTAAAAGTGGAGCAACTACTACAGCTACTTTAGTAATTAAAGAGAAAGAACAATACTCTAATAAAGATAAAATTCCTGCAAAGAAACTTTTGTTTAATGTTACTATTCCTACTGGTGAGGGAGAAATGACTACTGAAGATAAATTTGTTGATTCTGCAGGTACTGAAGTTAAATATCATAGTCTTGGTCAAGGTAATGGTAAAGTCATTGCTGAACAAGAATGGTTCTATTTAGGAGAAAGGGGAGATATCTATAGAAATATGGGTTATCCTAATAACTTTGAAACTTCTTACATGGCTGATGCATCTAAAGGCTATGTAATGGTAGATATTACTTTCTTCTATCAAGGACATAATGAAGATGTACAGAAATCACAAAAACAATTGTATTTTGTATTCCCATTTGATCTAGATGGAAATAAAAAACCAGTAAAAGCTAGTCATAATGCTGCTAAAGCAGCTGCTAAGACTTTGACTGATACTTTGGGGACTATTCTAGGAATTACTATTAATTCTTTGTCTTCTACAGATTAATATATAACATGGGGAGATGGTGTAATACTGTCTCCCCTTTTTTATTTTAACTATGGTAGAAATACATGAATGTAGAGTGTCTCCATTAGGAGATGGAATTTTTCTCTGGACTAATGTAATAGATGGTCCAGATTATGCCAATGTCTTTCTAGAAAAGATAGCCATTGTGCAGTATGATAAATTTACTATAGATTATCCTGATAAACAAAATATTTTAGTTGAACTCACTGGAGAAAATTTAGGTGAAGATAGAAAAGAAGTTAAAATGACTATCTCTAGTGCAGCTTTTGATTTTGAAAGGTATTTTTATTTTGTTTATATTAAAACTATTGGACAACCAACATCTAATGGTGGAACTGAAACTTATTGTAATTCAGATCTAGTAATTTCAGCTGCTGTTAATCTTTTACCACTTTATCACACTAAAATTAAATTACTTAAAGAATATGTAAAAACATGTGGTAAAAATGAACAGTTAATTATAGATATTATTTTAAAAGAAGAAATTTTTAAGAATTCTCTAACTTTAGGAGAATTTTCTACATCTGTTCAAATATGGGATGATCTATTAAACTATGATCTAGCTCAAGCTAATCATAAAACCTCATATGAGGGATATAAAAATGTACAAAACAATAAACAAATTACACTATGATAAATACATTAACAACTTTGTATTCATCATTAAAATCATATTATAATAATCTCATTGTTTATGGTCATTCCTATGAAAATAGGAAACTTGTTATTTTAAAAGGTGTTTTAGATGTTATTAAAGAATTAAGATGTTATTCTTATACTTCTAATCAAGATATCACAGATATTTATTCTATAGTAGAATACATAGTTAATTCTTCAGATATTTTTAAAAAGGAATATGCTCCTACTAATAATATAACTAATTATTTTCAGGATGTTCCTTCTCAATTTTATCCTAAAGGAGAATATAATATTAAAGAATCATTAGTAACAGTAATTGCTAATACTACAGCTTTTAAATATGATGGAGAGGGAACAGTGTTTCCTAATGAAATAAATCTTCAAGCTGTAGCTTATAATTTTACTCCTTCCACTAATTCAGCTAGAAAATGGGAATATTCTAATGGTGGTACTTATAGAATTATTGAAGGAGCAACATCTGATAATTTAACTATAACTCCAGATTCAGCATTATGGAATAATACTGATATGATTTCATTAAGATATACTGTTAATGATATCTATACTAACCAACTAACAATCTTTAAAGTTAGAGATGGTTATGGAGCATATAGTGTAGAAATAACTTCTTCTAATGGTAATATCTTTCAAAACAATAGAATAGATACTGAATTATCAACACATGTATATATAGCAGGTTCAGATATTACTGACACTATTCCAGCTGAAGAATTTAGTTGGAAAAGAATTAGTGATGATCCTACATCAGATACTCAATGGAACAATAAAAATCTTAAAGGTAAAACTATAAGGATTACTAATAAAGATGTTAAAAAGAAAGCTACATTTATTTGTACTGTTGTTATAGATGGTGCTAAGATCATGAATGGTCAAATTACTATTGTTGATCAACTAGATACAACATATATTAGTGCTACCTTAGAATCTAATAAATCTTTAGTTCAATTATATAATACAGAAGATGGTAAATTAAATCCTGATTGGACTGTTTATCCTTATTTAGTCTTAACTCCAGGAGTATGGGCAGGAGATCCTGATGATAATCTTCTTATATCTCAAAAAGAAAATATTAAAGACTTTAAATGGACCAAGAATGGATTATCTATAGAAAACAGTCCTACTCATGTTATAGATGAAAATCAAGTTCTTACTATTAAAACAAATGAGTTAACTCTTAATCCTAATATTAGATATGGATTTTATGGAGTCTATGTAGATCCTCTCACTAAAGCAGAAACACCTTTTTATTCATCTTTATCATTTGTTAGAGTAGAAACTTCTGGAGTTACTATTCAGGCAATAATGTTATATCCATTAGGAAGTATTTTTAAAAATGATGATGTAGATTTCTTAAAAGCTCATTGTGACTTATGGAGAGGTTCTTATATAGATGATACTGATGTTGAATATAAATGGTTTATAGAGAGACCTGGAGTATTTGATCCTAAATTCACATCTTCAGCTGCAAAGACTGGAGATAATGTATTACATCTAGATAATACCACAGGAATGGTTAGAGATTCTAACATAAGAATCTTAGGATATGATTATGTGGTAGCCACAGTAAATTCTTCTACAACTATAGTTTTAACAGAAACTTTAAAACAAGATGTTCCTAGTGGTACTAGAATTTATAATCCTTATTATAATGATAAAGGAGGTATTGGATGGGCTTATATTGATGAAGTAAATAATTTTGGAGTTACTGGATATACTACAAATGAAATTACTATTCCAGAATCTACAGTATTAAATTTTGCAACATTTAAATGTGTTATTACTGATTTAGATTCAAAATCTATTACTTATAATCAATCTGTATATGCTACAGCTTCATTCTTAGACCAACAAGATCCTTTACAAATATCTTTTAATACTCCTGAAGGTACTATATTTAAAAACAAAACAGGAACTATTACAATAGAAGCTGAAGTATGGAGAAATGGTGAAGAATTAGATGAAGATGGATCAATATATATTTATGATTGGATTCAATATGATAAAAATGGACAAGTTATTCCCACTTTCTCTAGAATAAATAAAACTATTCTAATAACACCAGATGATGTTGATTCTAAATCTAATTTTGAAGTTAGATTAAAGAATTCTGTAGGTCAAGTAATAGCTAAAGGTAGAATTACTATTGTTGATATTATTGATGGTAGTAATAGCATTATAATATATTCTAGAGACATGCTTGAACCATCACAACCTACTGGAGCTAGTCCTGCAGGATGGAATGTTAATCCTAATTACTTTGATGAATGGTGGGGATTATTATGGCAAGCATTTAATATCAATAGTTTAACTGGAGAACCTTCAGGTGAATGGACTCCTCCATTATTAGTAGATGAATATACTACTAATATGTTTTTTAGATTCTTATGGAATGAAGGTACAGGAGATTATAGTAAATATCTTCAATATGGAACTAATGCTAATAATGAAAGAGAGATATTACCAACTCCATTTAATATGCCTGATGTAGTATGGAAATGTATTTCTACTGCTGATGGTGATACAGATGGAGGATTTTATGTTCCAAATATTCCAATTTATCATCATATTACTTATAGATACTCTGTATGGGTAAAACAAATGCAAAGAGATGGAAACATCTTATTTGGATGTGATCCTAATACATTATTATATACAGGACAATCTTCTGATGGTTTATTCTGGGGTGGTGATGTCCCACAATTAAATAAATGGTATTTACTAGTAGGCTATATTAATAGTTCAGAAGATAATACAGGAGAAAAAACTGATGCAGGTATTTATGATCCTGAAACTGGTAAAAAAGCTTCTGATACAGCTAGATTTAGAACATTTAAATCTAGAAAGACTGATGAAACTCAAATGTTTAGAGCTTATCAAGGTAGTGCTTTAGGTATTGGAGCAGAAGTTCAATTCTGGGGTCATAGACTAGATTTATGTAATAACAAAGAACCTTCTATATCAGAACTATTAAAGCAAACAGCTATTGGTACTCCAGCTAGAGGAGTAGAAATACAAGGAGATACAGTATTTAAATATAAAGATGATTTTAAAGGAGATCCTGTTCCTAATGTTATTGATTTAGTGGTATCTACTCAAAATATTCTAGAACCTACTTATGTTTGGAGATATAGAAATTCAGAATCTGAATGGATTACAATGGGTAATGATACTAATGAATTTACTGTTAATCCTAATGATGCATCAGCAGGATGGGAACCTGGCATTACATATGTAACTTATAGAGTAGATGTGGGAGATTATTTTGATACTCATACTATTGTTAAAGTTACTGATGGTATAAATGGAGAAGATGGTTGGTACACTGATTTTAAATATGCAGTAAGTATAGATGCTCCAACTATTCAATATCCTTCAGGAGAAAGTCCTGGAGATCAATGGGTAGATAATCCACCACAACCTACTGGAGAACAAGGTTTATGGATGACTCAAATTCTTAAATATCCATCTACAGGTAAAGTGAAAGAAGGGGAAACATGGTCTAATCCTGTTAAAATTAGTGGTGATAGAGGAGATGATGCTTATTCTGTAATTGCAGATAAAGAATATCATGACTTATTAGTATTAACAGATACTAAAAACACTATTAATCCTAAATACTTTTTACTACCCTCTGGTGATAATGGAGGATTAGCTTTAACTGTTGCAACCACATATACTGTCTTAGAAGGAACTATACCATTAACATATAAAGCAAATGGAGGTACAACTCCTGGTATTAATTATTATTCTATAAGTGATATAGAATGTGAAGAAGGATTAGAGGTAGATATAACAGATAGAGGTCAAGTATATCCTACAGCATTTGACACATCTAAAGCAAATCTTTCTTGTAAACTTAGAATCTATTGTGAAAATTCAGGAATCAATTTCCTAAAAGTAATTACTTGGAGAAAGATTAATGAAGAAAATTGGTATCTAGAGGATGCATTAGGAGGAGTAACTATTAAAGATGGAGGATTATTTTTAACCACTTGGATTAGATTAGGTCATGCTAAAAAGAAAAATGATTTTGAATATGAATTAACTGATGAAAAAGCAGGTATATATGGAGGTAAAAATTTACCTGGAGAATATGAACCTCAAACAGTAAGATTCTATTCTGGTGGTAATTATGAATCTTCTCAAGAATGGTCTAATTTATATCAAGAATTTTTAGATGGAGATAAAACTCCAGAAAAAAGACAACAATTTTGGAAATATGATCCTAGATCTCAAAGTCCCCAAGGAGCCACATTTGTAATTAGAGAAGATGGTCAAATGTTATGTTATGGTGGATATTTCCATGGAGATATATGGGCTGATAATGGCTATTTTAAAGGCAAAATAGAAGCAGATGAAGGATATTTTAAAGGAACTCTTACTGCCACAACAGGAACTATTGGAGGTTTAAATATTTATGAAGATGGCTTTGGCATTAAAGGAGGGAACTTCTATGTAGATTCTAGTGGTAATCTTACTGCTAATAATGCAAATATTAGTGGAGATATTAATGTGACTACAGGGGGAAGTATTGGTAATTTTTCTGTTTATGATAATTATCTAGAATTTAGAACTCCAGATTCAACTAGTGGAAGAGATTTAGTTGTTAGAATTGGACAATTAGATAATAGTAGTAATTATGGGATTATAGCAGGAAAAACTAATACAAATAGTAGTACTTTTTTAAGCACAAATCTATCTAAGTTAGTTGTACAAAAAGGAAACTTCCAATATGATTCTTTAGAAACTTCTTATATAAGAGCTTTACACACAAACAGCACTCAAATAAGTACAGAAGATATATATTTTAATAAGATGAGAGTTAATACTGCATTGTCTACTCAATCTATTAAACTAACTTCATCTAACAAAAATATAACTCTAAATTCAACATATTCCTTTTATAGACTTAGTACTACAAATGGAGATACTTTAGATGGTTGTACAATTTCTGGAACAGGAGACTATGGACAAATAGTTTTTTTATACAATGAAAATTCTAGTCATAGAATTGGAATTGCAGAAGGTGTATTAATAAGTGGTCATAGACTATATATAGTACAACAGACTGGTGTTATGTTAATGTATATCAATGGAAACTGGCATTTAATGCAAAATAAAGAAAATTGGGAATAATAAAATATAAATACTATGAAACTAAATATAAAAGAAAGATTAATGATGTTAGAGTTGCTCCCTGAAAAGGGGGCTCTCTTAACTATGACTAATAAGAGAAATATAATTAAGAAAGTAGATTTTAGTTCAGAAGAAATTGAGACTTTTGAAATTAAACAAAATGAAAAAGGTATTACTTGGAAAAATGAAGAAAAACCTAAAGATGTTGATTTCAATAGTGAAGAACTAAAACTATTAAAAGACTCTGTTGATGAATTAGATAAAAATAATTCAATTACAGATGCTATTTTTGATTTATGTGTTAAAATTAAAGAAGCTTAAAATGAGCAATATCAATATAGATATTTTTGATCCTGCTACTATTGCAGAATTAAGAATGAGATTTCAAACATGTCCAAGGAGGATAACTTCAGAAGACTATAAATATCTTATTGATGTTCTATCTAAAATGATTGATACTATAGAAATTGCTGCTGAAGAAATTATAAATAATAAGAATTGTTATTTTGGTATTTCAGCATCTCAAAATATATCAGATATTCATGTGTTAAATGCTCTATTAGTTAAATCATTACCTAGTACATTTGAAGAAGATATTAATGGTACTGTAGCTAATCCTTTATATGGATATATTTATATTGTAGTTCCTAGTACATTTACATTTGCTATTACAAATAATAATGTAAATGTTAAGAATGAGTTCACAAAGATTAGATCAGAATTAACACCTGATAAAACAACACAATTAGATGTTTATAGAACATCTGAAATTAAATATTTGGATTCTCCAAATCATTTTAACATAGTAATAAGTTAGAAAAATGAGTGATATATTAACTGGTTTTAACATGCAAGGAAATGATCCTATTGATGATAGGATTGTTTCCAAAAGTAATTTGGAGACATTAGAACAATATCTTAATAGAGTACCTGTACAAAAAAGATATTATGGTCTAACATTCTTTGCTTTAGATAAAAATAATGAGTTAAGAAAGTACACTTTTCAAACCAGTTTAATAGAACCTACTATTGATGATGATGAAGAAGAAATTGAAAGAATTGATAAAGAATTACAAGAACATGTAAGTAATAAAGCAATTCATAAAACAAGTGAAGAAATCAGATCTGAAATAGTAGATGCAGATATTCCTGATACAATAGCTAGAGTTCAATGGACTTTAGATCAAATTAACACAGCAGTTGTTAATCTTATTGGAGGAGCATCTGATGAATACAATACTTTAAAAAGAATTCAAACAAAAATTGAAGAGCTTAGAGCTAAAATATATGGAGATGATGGAGGTGAAGTTTTAAAAACCTTAGAACAAGCTCTTAAATTTTTAAATCAGTATAAAGATTTTATTGTAGATATTCCAGATAATTTTGTTAATAAACAAGATATAGTGGACAATTTAACTACTGATGATCCTACTAAAGTATTGTCTGCTAAACAAGGAAAAGTATTAAGTGATACTCTAACTAATTATTTTGAATCAGCTATGCAATCTATCAGAACTGAAACTGATAGAGCTATTAATGCTGAAAATAGAATAGAAACTAAACTAGATAAAGAGATAGATAGATCTACCAAAGAAGATCAAAGAATAGATTCTAAGTTAGATTCTGAAATTAATAGATCTACCACTGAAGATGATAGATTAGATAAAAAAATAGATGCTGAAACAACAAGAGCAACTGAAGCTGAATCTAATTTAAATACTAAAATTGAAACTGAAACTGATAGAGCTGAAGGAGAAGAATCTAGAATTGAAACAAAGTTAGATAATGAAATCACTAGATCTACAAATAAAGATACTGAACATGATAATAGACTTCAAGCATTAGAAGGACAAACTCATGAACAGAATACTGATTTAGGAACAACTAATTCAACATTTCAATTAAAATATAATACTGGTAATAAGATTAAACATGAAAGTGATGCTATTTCTGTTAGAAATGCAGCTGATACTGATTATGTTAATTTTATTGCTAAGAATGCAACATTTAAAGGAGATCTTTTAGTAGAAGGTCAATCTTTTGTTACAGAAGCAGAAACTGTAGAAATAAAAGATAATTTACTCTTATTAAACAAAGGTGAAGTAGGATCTGGAGTTACAAAAGGAGTTGCAGGAATTGAAATAGATAGAGGAACAGAACCTAACTATCAAATTATCTTTGATGAATCTGATAATAGATTTAAAGCTGGAGAAATTGGAGACATTCAATGCTTAGCTTTAAGAGATGGAGATGATAGTATGACTGGTGGAATGTTTACTTCTTGGGATTCTACTACTAAGAGATTAAAAACTACTAATATTGTTCCATCTTCATCTCTTCTTTATTTTGGAGATAATAAAAAAGTAGCACTATCTTATAATAATTCAGAAGGTTTATCTATATATAATGGTAATAATGCTTTGGCCATCTTTCCAACAGCTAATAATACTACTTTTAGGTGTACAGGAAACAATTTTCAATTAGTTGGAAAATTAATAACTTTAAATGAAACTATTTCTTCTACATTTAGAAGAACTTCAGATAATTCAGAAGTATTATATCATGCAGATATAGTTAATAATTTAACATCTGGTGGAACAAGTAAAGTATTATCTGCAGAACAAGGTAAAATATTACAAAATTCTATTACTAGTATACAAGGATCTTATTTACCACTTTCTGGTGGCACAATGACTGGAAGTATTAGATTTCCTGTGGGACTTGGTATAGTGTGTGAAGATGTTTCTGGTTCTGCTGCATATGGTGTATTAAGAACATGGAATTATAATGATTCAACAAGAATGTATGTTGGTACTGTAAATTTTCCAACATATATATCTAGTACAGCTTCTGATTTAATACATGACAGAAATGGATCTTCTTATTTATTATGGGACTCTTTTAATCTCAAAGATCCAGTCACATTATCTGGTAATAATACATTTACTGGTAATAATACATTCCAAGCAGGTAAATTTAATGTAGGCCCTTTTAAAGTTACAAGTAGTGGAAGTTTGTTGTCAAATATAAGTTCACCAGCAGGAAGTGCATGGAGCAGAAGTCTTGTATTTAGGGCTAATAATAATATCACTTCTAGCATTGTATTTGGAGGATACAATTCAATTGATGATACTAGTATTGGATGTGTTTATATAGGTATAGGAGACATCAATTACCAGACAGCACAATATAAACTCTATTCTGGTAGATTAGAAGTTCCAAGGATATGGAGATTGACAGCTGGAAGCAATAATATATTAAATGTAAATCTAGAAAATAATTTTATAAGTTTGGGTTCAGCTTCCTCAAGTTCATATATTGTTTCTAATTCTAATTTAAGACATAGAAAACATACAACAACAGATACTTATAAAGATTATATTATCTGGGATACTTATAACCTAACTAATCCAGTAACATATACTACAGATACATATAATTATGCAACATTAAGAAATAAAGATGGACAGTATTTTACTTATATTAAAGCAGGAACTAATGGGTTATTGCCTCATTCTCAAGCTACATTAGCTAATGGGGGAGCAGGTCTCCTTGGTACTTCAGATTGGAGTTTTAATTCTGCATATATAAATCATGTACATACCAATAAAATAACTTTTGGAGGAACTGGTCCATATATTATTGGAAGTACATCTGCTATACAGTTTTTAAATGCAGAAGGAGGTGTTCAAAAAGTAGCTACTGGAGAATTGTATGTAGGACCAAGTTATGCCAGTAATGCTTTAAATTTAGTACCTGCTAGTGGAATTTATTCTCAAGGAAATATTAGAACAAGTGGTTGGCTTACATTTGAAGATAATGAATGGACTAATACTGGATGGACTTATAAAGAGGCTAAAGGTTCTATAAAAGTTTTATCTGTTGTAAATGAAACAGAAAATAAACCTACATCTTATGGTTCTGTACTTCAATTTAATTCTAGATATGGCCATTGGTGTACTCAAATTTGGTGTGATCAAACAAATGCTGCAGGTGTTATAGGCACATTAAGATTTAGAACTATTAAAACTTATGCTTCCACAGAATGGAATCCTTGGACAGCACTAGTTACTGAATTTGATTTAAATAGTTATTTAACTAAAACTGAAGCTAGTACTTTATATTATCCTTATAGTGGAAGAGGGTATCTTTCTATTACTTCCAGTGGAAGGCCTGTTATGAGTAATAATCAAGGATATGCTGTAAAAGATAAAGATGGGAATGAAAAAGAAGTACTATGGATGGGAACTAACAATGTTTTAAATATAGGAAATACTTCTCAATATACCTTGAACCAGTTAGATCTTAGATGTACTACTCTTACTCATAATGGTAATGCTATAGCTACTCAAAATTATGTCACTAATCAATTAGCTAATTATCTTCCATTAACAGGTGGAATATTAACTGGAAGTAGCTCTAGAGTTTTAGGAATAGATTTTTCTGGTGGAAGTGAAACCTTTATAAGAGTTCTGAGAAATGGAGAACAACAAGCTGCAATAGGATTCAAGGATGGTCTAGGTGCTTATATATATAATTATAATTCTAACAAATATTTATTTATAGCTGATGATGGATATGCTAGAGTTGGAACAACTAATGGTAGTACTAGATTAGCTTTAATTACAGATATTCCTACTGTTTCTGGATATTTACCTTTGTCTGGAGGAACATTATCAGGTGCTCTAACTATGAGTAGTAGAAGAAATAATATTGTAGTTGATGTAGTTGGAGGTGCTGGTCAATCTTGGAATGAAGGTGCTGGAGCATTAAGTGTTCAAGTACCTAGTGATTCTGGTCAAACCCCTTTATTATTAGCAAGAAGATCTGGTGCAACCATAAATACCACAACATTATCAGAGAGACTACTTGATATGGCACTCTTAGATACTGGTACTATTTTTAGAGTGGGAATGTCTGGAGTAAATGCTCTAGAATTAGAGGTAACTTCTTTTACAAATAAAGTAGGAATAGGTAAATTATTTGGTAAACAAATAGCTACTACAGATCAAATACCATCTATACCAAGTATCTCTATATCTAATAGTGGTTCTGGAAATGCTGTAACTGCAATATCAGCTAGTGGTCATACATTAACTGTTACTAAAGGAGCTACATATTTAACATCACATCAAACTATATATAATCTAACATTCCAAGCTGGAACTTTCTCTGCTAAAACATTTGATCCTAATGGTGCTGCAGCAACAGTTAATATACCAACAAATACTAGTCATTTGACTAATGATAGTGGATTTATTACTAGTTCTGCATTAAATGGTTATGCTACACAGAGTTGGGCTAATGGTCAATTTGCTTCTCTATCATTATACAATACTACTAGTAGTTATTCTACTATTAGAACTACAGGAAATGAATTTTGTTTAGGAAATACTGCTGCTACTTCTGCTTCCAATCAAATGTTAGTTAATTATAGAATTCCTTCTGGTTGCACTTATGCTCCTGCTAGTTGGGTATGGAGAGCTGGTTCTAGTTCTTCTTATGCTGCTGGATATTGGGGTAATCTATATATGAATGATAATTTGGTAGCAACTCAATCATGGGCATCAGGACAATTCCCTACTAAAACAGGAACAGGTGCTAGTGGAACTTGGGGTATTAGTATTTCAGGAAATGCAACAACTGCTTCTACAGCATCTAAATTAGGCTCTACTACAATAGGAGGATCAGCTAAACCTATATATTTAAGTTCTGGAGCACCAACAGCATGTTCTGCAACAGTAGGTTCTACTACAGTTCCAGTATACATGAATGCAGGAACAATTACTCAATGTTCTACTACTTTAGGAGTCTCTATTACTGGTAATGCTGCTACTTCAACAAATGCTACTCAATTAGGAGGTACAGCAGCTAGTTCTTATGTAAAAGCTAATGATAATATTAGTAGATTAACTAATGATAGTGGTTATACTACACAAGAATGGGTAAATGGACAAGGATTTCTAACTTCAGATAGTATATTAGATAAATTTGTACCAACTACAGGAGGATATATAAGAAATAGTGACCAAATTTTATTAAGACTACAAAGAACAGGAGTTTCTACAGGTACTAGCAGGACTATAGAGATGTACTTTGATGATTCTAATGCTGATGGAACAAGTATAACTCCTAGAGGATCAATAGGATATAATTCTGAAGTAGGAATGTTTTTATATTCAGCTAAATCAAAAAAATTTTTAGCAATGGAATATACTGGAAGACCTTTCTATGGAACTCCTGAAAATAGATATTATTTATTAGGCTCTAATACACAGTATCATAATTTAGATGGATATCAAAGAATTGGAGATATAATGATACAATGGGGATATTTCACAGTTCAAGGAAATTCAACAAGAGCAGTAAATTTTCCAGTTTCATTTACTAATACTGTCTGGTCAGTGACTGGATCCTGGGATAATACTGCTACTGGTAGTCAAGAAAACTGGGGATTTACTGACTATACAAGTTCTGGATTTACAATAATTAATGGAGATGGAAGTAGTAGAGTTTTTCATTATATAGCAATAGGACCTTTTACTAGAAGTTAGGATCAATTAAAACAAAATTTAAGTGATGGTAATATATAATACAAAAGAAGAAGCTAAGGCAGTTCTAAGAAATAAAGAATTGCCTTTTGGAGCTTCTATAATTTTAAATACTAAAGATGGAGATTTATTAGGTGTTCAAGGTAAATCTAAAATGAAATTTTTAGATATGAACACTTTACCTCCTACAGATGGAAAATCTAATCAAGTTCTTAAACTAGATGAAAATGGTAATGTAGTTTGGGCTAATGATGATATGAGAGATATTGTAGATGATTTAACTAGTACTGATACAGATAAAGCTCTTAGTGCTAATATGGGTAAATATTTACAAGATAATAAACTTGATAATGAGCTTATTAATAATGTTAATTTATTAAGTGCTCATAATTTTAGAATCACAGAGAATAAATTACATGTATATTATTCTACATATACATATAATAAAACTAATAATACTTTTACAGAACAAGGATATTCTCAAATGGTTCCTTTAGCATCTGCAAATTCAACAGGAGTTATGAGTGTAGATCATTATAATCTACTGGCTAATATTGTAACTAATGCTAGTACTAATATTAATGGTATAATTCATAAACTGACTAATTATAGTTATTCAACTAATACTGTCACTCATAATAGTTCTATATTATATAAAGCTTCTACTGGAATTTGGTCAACTGCAAATGTTACACATACTATTAAAGCAGCAACTACAACTAAAGCAGGAGTGATGACAGCAGCAGATAAAGTTAAACTAGAGAATACTGTTAGTGCAACAACTACTGCTACTCCAGATACTTTAGGTTTAGTTAAACAAGCAGCTGATTTAACTGATCTACAAGCTGATACTGATCTAGAAGGTGTTAAAGCTCAATTTAACCAATTATTAGCTAATTTAAGAGCTGCTGGTATAATGTATCAAACTCCACAACCATAAGATTATGAGTAAAGTATTTTACAATAGTAAACTAGCTAAAACAATCTTATTTAAAGGATATAGTACAATTATGTTATTTGGCTACATATTTACAAAAAAAGAAAGTTTAATGCCTTCATCTTTAAGACATGAATTGATTCATTGTGAACAATATAAAGAGTGTATTATAGCTTTCTTAATTCCATTTGCTATATTATGTATATTTTATAGTTGGTGGTGGTTACCTATCTATTTTTTAATGTATTATATTATATATGGAGTAGAATATTTAATATCTTTGATATATAATATATTTAAAACATTAATTAAAAAAGAAAAATTTGATATATCAGAAATTAATCATAAAGCATATAAAGCATCTGCCTTTGAAATAGAAGCATATGAAAATGAAGAAATAGAGGACTATTTAGACCATAGAAAAGGCTTTGCTTTTATAAAATATTATGGAAAGCTATAAAGAATAGCTATAGTAAATTGTATAGTTTTTAAAAATTTTGAATATTTCTCATCTAAACATAGTATCTTTGTATTGGAATTAATTGGCCAATATTCCAATATAAACTAACTAACTAACAACTTAAATTTTAAAACAATGGCAAGAAGTTTAGATGATGCTGCTTCTAAGGGAGTAGCTGGTGCAGGTCTTGGATTAGGCATAGCAGGTACAGCTCTAGGTTTGTGGGCATTAGTAAAAAATGGTGGTAATCTTTTAGGTGGTATTGGTGGTGGAGAAACTATTATAGCTAATAACACTTTAGGATATGGTGCTGCTGGTGTAAGTGGATTTGGATATACTCCTTCTGAAGTATACATGTCTGCTAAACAATGTGAAGACAATGTTCTATTGACTAGAGCAATCTATGATACTAGAATTAAAGATTTGCAAGAGAAAACTGGTATTTATAATTATTTCAATGACAAGTTCTGTCAAATTGAAAAACAGGTTGCTGCTTTAGAGCAAGCTAAACCTTATGAGCAAAAGATTTTGGAATTGCAGTTCCAATTGGCTCAAAACCATTCAGATAGATATACTGATAAGAAAACTTGTGGTGTAATCTATGGAGTAAATGTATTACCTGAGACTCCAGTAGTAACAGGTTATGAAGGAGCTAATGGTCCTTGGGGATCATGTGGTTGCCCTAGAGTAGCTACTTCTTCTAGTACTCCTGCTGCATAATTAATTGGGGAGATTAAGTTCTCCCCTTTTTAATCTTATATTACTATGAAAAATATTGCAGAACAATTAGCAGAACAAGCTCAATTAGCACAAGAAAAATTAGGACAATTAACTAATAATAATATTCAGAAATTGCCTAAATCAGTATCTGAAGAAATCTTGGTAGAATTATCTAGTGTTTCTGAATCAGATATGTTAACTATGAATTCAATACCTGAATTTGTAGAAGCTAATAATCTCTATAATCAACATTTTCAATTGTTCCTTCTTAATAAATTTAAAGAAGAATTTAGTTCTACCAGAGAAGGTAGATTAATTTCTGAAAATTTATTGAAAGTAATTAAAGATTGTAAATCTAAAGCAGTTGAAATTAATAAACAAAAATTAGAAGATTTAGAAGAGTATAAGAAACATCAATTTGAATTTGAACAATGGTTAAAAGAAAGGAATAAATTATGATATCAGATGTAGAAATTTTTAAACAAGTAGCTCCTAGATGGATTAAGAATATTATAGTTCAACTAACAGGAAACAGTTTTGGTACTAAACTAATGCTTCCTATAGTAGATGAAATAGTTGAAAACAAAATAGGTTCTTTTGTTAGTTTACTAGCAGATTCTGAAGGTAATCTACACTTTGATAGACTGTTAGATAAATATCTCAAATTAATTGATGAAACAGGAGGATTTAAGTTTAAACTTGGAGATCTTCCTAATGTTCCTAAAGGTTTAGCTAGTTTGATTAGTAATAAAACATATGAGATTGAAAGATCTGATCTAGAATCTCTAAAAACCTTATTTAATAATGCTAAAAATGAACAAGTTAAAACAGATCAGTTATGAGACATTTGATGAGTAAACTATTTGGAACCTCTGGATATGATTCAGATATGTTTAGTGATCAATTCAGACAAGACTTTGAAAACAAAGGCTTCAAGAATATGAGAAACTATAATGATGATATGAACATGTCTAGAAGATATTCTAATAAACCATTTGAGCAAGAAACTATGCATAATAGATTTTCTGAGAAAAGTGGTAAAGAAAAAGAATATTGTGATATTAAAATGATGGAACATGTTAGAGAACATGGATACCATTTAAATAAAGAAATGCTTGAATGTGGTCTGCTTCTATTAGATTTTGAAGATGATGAGCCTTGGTCAGTTGAAGAAACTGAAAGAGCTAGGAAAAATAATAATCTACATTTTACTGGAGAATTTTCTTCTGTAAATAAGTATGATTTTAATTTTATTATGAACAAGAAGAAAGCTAAAGAAAAATATGAAGGTAAGTCTATTAATGAACTTGCTTATAATACATATAAGTCTTTAACTGATGATTCTTTTCCATATCCTGAAGCTAAGGCATATTTTATTTTCTTGACATATCTATATGGAACTATGGCAGAAAAACATAAACTATTCAGGTAATTACTCTTGGATTTAATTATATAAGCCCTCTATCTTAATTGATAGGGGGCATTTTTTGTTTTATATAAATTTTTAAGTTATGAAGTTAGTTTTAAAAAGAATAAATAATCAAGATAACTATTGTGAAGGCAAATTATATATTGATGGTATTTATCAATGTGATGTAATTGAAGATACTGATAGAGGTTTAAATAATGAAATGTCTATTACAGAGATTCAATCTAAAAAATTATATGGAGAAACAGCTATTCCTAAAGGAACTTATCAAATTACTTTAGATGTAGTAAGTCCTAAATTTAAAAACAGATCATGGGCAACTTTCTGTGAAGGTAAACTTCCTAGACTATTAGATGTTCCTGGATTTGAAGGTGTTTTAATACATGTGGGAAATAAAGCTGCTGATTCATTAGGATGTTTATTAGTAGGACAAAAATCATCTGATGGAATAGTTTCTAACAGTACTCAGACTTTTAAAGATCTCTATTACAAGCTTAAACAAGCTATAGATCAAATAACTATAACAATAGAATAATATGAATATAAAATGGAAATTATACTTAGGAGTATTTATAGTACTCCTAGGTTTAATATGTACTATTAGTTTTCAAGCTAAATATATTAAAAAACAGAAAGCTAATATAGAAAGATTATCTTATAATCAAGAAGCTCTCACTACAGAAATAATTAATTTCAAAACTAAAGATTCTCTTAATGCTGCTACTATTAAATCTTTAATAGTAACTACTAATGAATATAAACATATTAATGATGATTCTAAAAAACAAATAGAAGCCTTAAATATTAAATATAAGAGACTTTTAAAAGTTAATCAAACAATTACTCAAGAAAATCAAAATCTCCTCTTAAATAAGGTAATAGACACCTTATATCTTAAAGACACAATCATAAAAACAATAAAAGCAACATATAGATCTCCATATCTAGATTTAGATGTTATAGACTTAGGTAAACAATATAAAATAGAATATCAATCTAGAGATACTATAGATCAGATATTAGAAAATATTCCTAAGAAATTCTTATTTATAAAATATGGAACAAAAGGATTTAAAACAACATATGTAAATAGAAATCCTAATGCTAAGATTACAGGGGCAACAGATTATATATTTAAAAATAAAGTTTGGAAAAAGCTATAAAATGTTGTATCTTTGTAAATTAATTTAAATAAAATAGAATGAAGACAAGAGAACTAATATTTAGAGTATTACAGTTCTTATCTATTAATTCAGATGATTCTATTCAAGACTTTTCTGAAGAATATATTTATAATGTTTTAATAGATAAAAGAGCTTTTCTTCTAAAGCAACATTACAAAGATGCTAGAAAGTCTGTACCTAGATCTTGTTATCAAACATTAAATGTTCCTTTAGAAAAAATTAGAGTGGTTCCTGATCTAAAATATTCAGAAGTATTATTAAGATCAGTAGATAAAATACCTGAAATGGTAGACTTTGCACAAGAAGCAGGAGTAGCTACTACTATTATAATGAGTACAGATTATACAGCAATTCCTTTTAATTTAGTTACATTTGAAAGATTTCCTTCTGTAGGTTCAAATAGATGGACAAGAGATTTATTATATGTAGCATTAGGAAATGAAAGATTATATTTGAAATCTTTCAATTCATCTTTCACTAATCTAACTAAAGTTTTGATATTTGGAGTTTTTTCAGATCCTTCTCAAGTATATTATGCTAATGGAAATGAAGGAGACTATTATGAAGAAGAATTTCCTATTAATAACTCTATGGTAGATCCTATTATTAAATTAACATTAGAAGAACTTACTAGAATTCAAAGGCCTAAAGATGTTATTAATGATGGAGAAGGAATTGAAGATCAAAGATCTAAAGTATAATTATGAGTGAGCAAAGAGAACATAAATTTAAAAACTCATATAGTTGTAAAGACTATTGGAGATACTATTGTAAAAATTGTAAACAAATTCCTTATGAGAAATATAAAGAGATATTAGATTTTATTATGGAACAATATTCTCTTCTTATTTCTGAGAAAGCTATGGATATAAAATTTCCTTATAAATTAGGACAAATTAGAATTAGAAAACATTTTAAAAGTCCTAAATTTGAAGATGGAGAACTAGTTAATAATCTTCCTATTAATTATAAAGCAACTAAAGAATTATGGGAATCTGATCCAGAAGCTAAAGAAAATAGACAAGTGATATATCTTTTAAATCAACATTCTGATGGTTACATGTATCAAATTAGATACACTGTTTCAGATATTGCTAATAGATATGATAAGCTTAGATTTTTAAAATATAAGCCAGCTAGAATAATGTCTAGACAATTTTCTAAAAATATTAGAGAGCATAAAATAGATGCATTAGAACAAGAAAAATATGAGATATGTAAAATTGATTGAACTGTTAGATAGACTTAAAAGTAATAATATAATGGCAGATTTAAATTATGAAGCAGTAGTAATTTATGTTACTGATTTCTTTCAAATATTAAATTCTCCAAAATTACTTAGAGATTATAAAACAGAATCAGATATAGAAATAAAAGATTACATGGGTAAATTACCTTGTAATTTTGTTAAAGAAGTACAATTAAGAATGAGGCATCATAATAATGATAAAGCTTTCATTCCAATGAGAAGATCTACAGATACATTTCATCCTACAGGAAAACAATATTGTTATCAAGAAGGTCCATCTGATTTAACTTATACAATTAATAATGGAATGATTTATACTTCTTTTAGAAATGGATTTATTGAAATGGCATATAGAGGTATAGTAGTAGATGAAGATGGAATGCCTATGGTTCCTGAAAACTTTGCTATTATGAGAGCTTTAATTGATTATATTAAAGTTCAATATTATACCATACTAGTAGAAAATATGAGAATGCCTTATCAAGTACTTCAAATGGTAGAACAAAGATATGCTTGGTCTATTGGTAGAGCTAGTACTCAATTACATCAAATGTCATTAGATGAAGCAGAAAACTTTACAAATATAGTTAATAGACTTATTCCTGACTTAAAACAACATGATAAATATTATGCATCATTAGGAAGTAAGGAATATTTAAGAACACAATAATATGGGAATACCTAAGATTGAAAAACATTTGATTAAGGGAATTAATCAAGATATCTCAAAATCTAAGTTTAGCAATGAATATGCTTATGAAATAAGAAATGCTAGACTATTAGCTACAGATAGCCAAACTACTTTTGCTGTAACTAATGAAAGAGGTAATAAAGAATATATTGTAACAGATGATAAAGGAAACACTGTAGCAATTAAAGGAATCATATTAGGACATTGTGAAGTTAAAAATTATATAGTATTATTTACACATCAAGAAAATCCTGCTATTGATAGAATTTATAGAATAGATATAGAAACTAATCAAATGATTACTATCTTAGAAGGAAATATGAATTTTAATATTCAACATAAGATAGAAACTATAGGATGGTATGAATCTGATTCTATTATAAAAGTATATTGGATAGATAGTTTAAATCAACCTAGATATGTAAATATAGCAGATGGAGCTGAAAATGATATTAGTGTTATAGATTTTGTTCCTGAAGTTAGCTATGGTAATATTCAAGTAAGCCAAACTACTGGAGGTTTATTTAAAGCAGGAATGATTCAATATGGATATAATCTATATAGAAAATATGGAGCTCAATCTAAACTTAGTGGTTTAAGTGAATTATATGCTATTACTAGTACAGGTAAAGGATATGAAAAAGATACTAATGTTCCTGTAGCTTTTGATATAACAGTAGGAGGAATTCCTAAACAAGGATTTTCTAATATAAAATTATATAGAATACATAGAACTGAATATAATAGTCTTCCTAAGATTAGTCTTATCTATGATGGTAAATTAGAAGATGAATATATCAAAGATGGAAATACTAAAATTCCTACAGGAAATCTAACATTAAATTATAAAGATAATGGTCAAGTATCATTAGAAGATATATCATTAGAACAATTATCTTTTTTAGGATCAGACTTCTTAATTCCTAATTGTATTGCTCAACATTCAAACAGATTAATATTTGCTAACTATAAAGAAGAACATAGTAACTTACAAGATCTAACTGATCCTAATGGTAAATATAAATTTAAAGGAGCAGAAGAACTAGATTGGGATAAAACAAATAAAACTTATAAAAATAGTGATAATGATTTGATTAATGCAGGACCAGAACATATTAAATATTCTATAGGAGCTGAAACTAAAATTATAGATACATATACTACATTACCTCTAGAACAACAAAATTTCACTCAAGATATTAATAATACAACTGTTGCTGCTAATGAAACATGGAAAGGAGATATACAATCTAGTTTAAAATATAATCCATATCAAGAAGGACAAAAAGGTAAAATTAGAACATCTTTTAAGAGAGGAGAGAAATATAGATTTGGGATACAATTCTGTGATAAATATGGACAGTGGATGGAAGTTATTCATTTAGCAGATATTGAAATTCCTAGAGGAAGAGAAAATATTAAAACTAATCCTAGAGGTGGATTAGAAGCTTATACAGAAGCTCCTTTTAATGAAATTGAAAATGGATTAAATGTTAATATGTCTGCTAATTATTCTAGAATAACATTTACATTGCCTATAAGTCTTTGTAAAATATTAGTACAAGATTTTGGAATAGTTAGAGCTAGAATAGTTAGAGTTAAAAGAGATTTTTCTAATTCTAAAATATTATCTCAAGGTATATTAACTCCTACTATTTTTCAAAGAACTCAAAGAGATACTGGTTTTTGGGCAATGCCTGATTATTTAACTAGAAATATGGGTATTAATAGTCCAGAGAAAAAAACTAAAGCTTTATCTAATAGAATGCCTACACATGCAATATTTCCAGCAAAAGGAGTATTTCAACCTTTATCTGGTAGAGCAGATGATGGTACTTATGATAATATAGAATTAGATGCTAAAGATTCTACTTTTTATAATCCTATTAGTATTATAACAGAAGCCACTGATCCAAACTATTGTGTATATGGAGATAGTAGTATTGTTAATATGTGGTCTCCTGAAATATCCTTTCCTGGTCAATCTAAATTAGATTTAAATTTTTGTATGGTTCAACTTGTAGGAAAAACTTTTAATAGATGGACATTATCTTCAACAGTTACATTAGATACTACTAATAATAAAAATATTACTGTAAGTGCTAGTGTTCCTGGATATGAAGATAGAATATTAACTTATTTAAGACCTGGATCTGGAAGTAATGGAGAAGGTTTATTGTTCACATATGATAGTCCTACTAATAATCATAAAATATCTTATTTTAGAGCTTATTATGGGTTTGATGTAATAAAAGAAACTGAATCTGTTAAACCAATATTATTAAATGTAGATAGTGAGAAACAATATGCAGGTGCTGATAATGGTACTATAGATTTATTTATGCAGAATATAGGCAAATCTGTAAAATATAATTCAGATATAGATCTTCATTATACTGATAGAGATGCTACTAAAACTTTAACATATCATGGTAAAACATCTCAACATATAGTTTTTCCTGCTGTTTTAGATACTATTCAAAAACCAAATTGGGAGAATGTTCAACCTTATTATCAATTTCAAGCAAGAACAGACAATATTGTAGGTCAAGACAGATTTACTGCATATAATGGTATTACATATGACTCTATAGCAGATATAACTGCTACAGGTGGATACACTTGGACAACTAAAGAATTTCCTATAGTAGAACTTACTAGAAAAGTAAATTCTGATGATAATCAATATGGAGAAACAGATAATAATAACAATCTTTATATAGTATGTAGTAAAGAAGTTCCAATAGAATATTCTAGTACTTTACAGAAACCTATTGATATTATTGCTGATCAAGGAGATATTTATTTACAAAGATTTAATCTTTTAAAATCATATATTACAGATACACAAGCTACAAATGGAGTTGCAGAAGTATTATCATTTATGGTAGAATCTACTATAGATTTAGATAGAAGAATAGATAATTCTGATAAATTAACTGATATTAAATATACACAACCTGAACAATATTATAAATTTAATGAAGTGTATAATCAGTTAAATGATTTATTTACTTATTCTCAAATACCTTCAAATGTAGATGTACAAACTAACTTTCCTAATAAGATAATTGCTAGTAGTACTAAAACATTAGGATCTAAAATAGATAATGCTACTAATATTCTTCAAAATGAATTTATAGATCTTGATGGTCAATATGGTGAAATTAGAAAATTACAAGAATTTAATAGTTTCATGTATGGATTTCAAGATACTGCTGTAAGTTATCTTATTATTAACCCTAGAGTTCAATTAACTCCTTCAGATGGAGTACCTATTGAATTAGGAACTGGACAATTTTTATCTGATAAAAGATATATTACTACCAAGTCTGGAACTACTAATAAATGGGGTGTATGTTCTTCTAATACTGGAATCTATTATATAGATGATACTAATAGTTCTATTAACAAGATTACAGGAGAAGGAATGCAAGATATTTCTACTAATTATGGATTTCACTCATACATGTCTAATATAGATCTATCTCAAGATTTTAATTCTTTCTTTCATAATAATAATGATGAAATATATTTTAATTTTAAAGATACAGAATCATTAATATTTAGTGAAGCAGCTAATGCTTTTACTGAGTTTATGGATATTACACCAAATATATTTATTAATTATAAAGATACTTTTTTAACAGATCATATAGTAAACAATATAGAACATTTATATCTTCAATTTGAGGGAGACTATAATAGTTTTTATGGAGAATTAAAAGATAGTTCTATTACTATTATATCTAATGAGAATTATGATTTAGATAAAACATATGATAATATAGAATTTAGATCTGAATGTTATTCTTTAGAAAATAATAAATGGGATAAAGATGTGTATAATGAAACATATAATTATATACATTCTTGGAATGAGAGACAAAATTCAGAAGAAGTTCCATTAATATTTGGTAATAATCTAAGAGAAAGATTTAGAATATGGAGAACACCTATTCCTAGACATTCAAAATCTTTAATTAGAATGAGAAATGGATGGCAGTTTATTAAGCTAGGATTGAAGAATGATAATAATAGGAAAGTTATATTACATGATATTAATGTTAAATATTCTATATAATGCCAGATAAAGATTTAAAATACACTACAATTGATGATAACATTATTGAAATATCAAATTTTCCAAAAAACATGAAATTTGATGAAATAATGCTAGAAGCTCTTAATAATATAGAAGGAATTGATAATTTAAAGTTAAGAATAAATGGGATTGATTATCCTGTAAAAGAATGGAAAGAAAATTATGATTCTCTTCAAGCTCTTAAAAATGGAATCACTGAAGAAGATATAAAAAAATATGGTAAATATATTTTTGGTGAAGACCCTCCATTAACAGATAAAGAGTTTGAAGATATTAATAGAAGGTCAGATTATTTAGGAGGAAATAAAATAGAATCTGCATTACAATATTTAGATAAAGTAGATCCTAATATTAAAAATAAGATAAAATCTGCTGCTAAAAATAGTGGAATAGATGAAAAAGTATTTTTACAAAGACTTATTAAAGAAGGAGCTTTTACTCCATTCATTAAAAATTATAATAATTCTAAACTTGCCTGGAATAGAGCAATAGATCATAAATTTAATACTAAATTATCTGAGGAAAAAGATATAGATGCTTTCTATTTATTAGGATTAGATAGATATGGAGATTTAATGAATGGTAATTATACTGAAGCAAAAGCTTATCAAAAAGTACATTCTAAAAGAAATATACCATATAAACCAAGATTTGCTGTCAATGATAAAGATGATAAAGTCACATCTGCAACATTTAATAATATTGATGATGCTTTACAAGCAAAAGCTGATTATATAAAAGTTTTACAAGATCAAATAAAAAGTGAATATAAGAGATTATATAATAAAGATGTTTCACAAAAAACTTTAAACTCTTTAATTCCAAAATTTTATAATATTGGAGCTTCTAAGTTATTTGATAAATCCATTAGTAAAAAAGATTTACAATATAGTAATAATTATGGTTTAAATCCTTTAATAGAAAATTATAATTTTAAAAATGGTGGAAATCTTAATTATAAAGAAAATGAAATTTATGATCTTGATGAAACTGAAATAGATAAACTCTTAAAAAATGGATATGAACTTGAATATTTGTAAGCCAAGAAAAAGAACTAAATTTGAACAATATAATTCTGATGGAAATTTAATTTGTTATAAATGTCATCAATATAGACCAGAGTCAGAATTTGATATTAATCAAGAAAGGTGGTTTAGAAATAATAGAGATTATAGGTGTAAAGAATGTAAAGAGCAACAAAGACAAAAAAGAATATTAGCAGGAAGAGGAAAACAAGATATTAATAGAATGCTTTTGGAAAGATATTTAAGTGCTAGAGATAGAGCTAGAAAAAAGAATTTAGAATTTAATATAACATTAGATTTCTTAAAATATCTTTGGAATAAGCAATTAGGAAAATGTGCTCTTTCTAATGTTAATATGACAGGCTCTTTTTTTGTAGGAAGAACTTCTACAAATGTATCTATAGACAGAATAGATTCTAGTAAAGGTTATACTATGGATAATATTCAGTTAGTTTGCATGGCTTGTAATCAAATGAAAAATGATTTAACTGAAAAAGAACTTTATGAGTTCTGTAAAAATATAGTAAATGTTTATGAAAGTAAGAATAAAGAAAATTCCTGAAAAAAATATTTTATCAGAAGGAGGAGGTTTAAGTAGATCTAAAGATTATGGATCTTTAAAAAAACCATATCCTAAAGTTAAAAGTTCTGACTTTGCAGGAAAACATAGAAGTTATCCTATTCCAACTAAAGCTGATGCTAGAGATGCTTTAAGATTAGCAGGATTACATGGTAGAAGTGATATTAAAGCTAAAGTATATAAAAAATATCCTAGTTTAAAACATGCTAATGGAGGAGAACTATTAGGATTAGATTATTATACCAATCAATTAGATGGAGGAGGATTGTTAAATTCTCCTATGGTATCTAGATCTATAACTATGCCTAATTTAACAGTTCAAGCTCCTGATCCTACTATGACATTAACTCAACAAGCAGTTAATCCTATTATACCTAAACAAGGAATTAATTTAAGTGGTATTGATCCTTTAAATACTGTATCTGATGTGGCTACATTATTTTCTTCTCCTAAAATAACATCTCAAGGAGAAAATCAACAGGCTAATGTAGATGAGGAAAATAATTTTGATCCTACATATATAGATGTTTCTCAAGTTAAAAAAGATTTTAATACTAAACAAGCTATAGGAAGTTCTATAGGAGCAGGGGCAGGATTAGGTGCAACAGTTGGAACTATTGTTCCAGGTATAGGAACTGTAGTAGGTGGTGCTATTGGAGCTGTAGGTGGAGCTGTAGTAGGTGGTATTAAATCTATCTTTGGAAATAAAAAAGCTAAAAGAAAAGAAAGAAGAGCTAAAAATAAAGCTAGAGGATTAAACACTATGGCTACATTAGAAAGTTATATGGGAAAAGCATATGGCTTTGCTGATGGAGGAAATATAAATAATTTAATGGGTAGAAAATATTTTGCAGAAGGTGGTTTAACTTCTTTTAATACTGGAGGTAGTCATGAAGAATCTCCTATAGGTGGAATACCACAAGGTATAGGTGATAATGGAAATGTAAACTTAGTTGAAGAAGGAGAAACTAGATATCAAGATTATATCTTTTCAGATAGATTAACTTTAGATGAAGATATAGTTAAAGAATTAAATCTTCCTTCTAATTTAATAGGAAAAACATTTGCTGAAGCTAGTGAAATATTAGCTAAAGATATAGAAGAACATTCTAATGATCCTATTAGTAAAAGAGGATTTGAAGAAATGATGATTAGATTACAAGCAGCAAATAATATGAAAAAAGATTTAGAAGATTCTAATACATTTGCTGAAGGTGGAAATTTAAATGGAGAACCTATGGAACCTAGTCCTTCTATTAAAGAAGTAGAAAAAGAAAGTGAAAATCTAGGTAATGAATTAAAAGAAGTTACAGATGAACAAGTAAAAAGAATAGCTGCTTCTAATATTAAAGAAGAAAAATTAAAAGGTGGTAGAGCTTCTAAAGAAGTTAGAGAAAATGCTACTGAATTATTTGATCCTTTAGAAATATCTGTAGGTATTAAAGTTGAAATGGAACATACAGACAGTATAGAAGCTGCTAGAGAAATAGCTCTAGATCATCTGACAGAAAATAAAGATTATTATACTAGATTATATCATATAGGATTAATTGATGAACCTATTACTGAAGAAGAAGAAAATTTCTTAAAAGAAAAATGGACTAGAATAGAGGATGTAGAAGCATTAGATGAAGAACAAGGTATAGTTAATATGCCTGAAGAAGAAAATGTCTCTAATGAGCTAGAACAGCCTTTAAATCAAGAAATACCTATAGAACCACAGCAATTTGCAGAAGGTGGAGATTTATTTGGTCCTAATAGAAATGGAGCTTATTTTAGAAATGGTAGATGGTATTTAAATTCAGATCCTAGATTATCTAATAAAACTAATATTAGAATGGATAATCCTAATAGAGGAAATTATTGGAAAACAGATCCAATATATCCAATTCCACCAGAAAGACAATTGTTTAAAGTTCCTGATATTACAGGTGGATGGAATGGTATATTACCTAATAATACTAAACCTTATGGAGATACTTTTAATCCTCCATTTATTAAAGGAGGAGAAGATGAAACAACAACTGTTGAGCCAGTTAAAACTAATACTTCTGCAACAAAAAAGACTAGCATTCCTTCTATTGATACTGAAGAAGAATTTAATAGAATGATGGATAGAAAATATAATTTTGGAGATTTAATAGGATTAACAGGTCCAAGATTTGATCCTTATCAATTAGAAGCAGATTTAGAAGGTAATAGAATTGCTAATGAAAATGAAGCTAGCTTTAATCCAATTTCTGATTTTGAATTGACTCCAGAACAACTAGCTACATTAAGTCCTGAAGACTATCAAGCTTATAAGAGACATGAAAGGGCTATGAAACTACAAGGATTAAGTTCATTACTACAATATGCTCCAGTATTAGGTAATTTAATTGGAGCTGCAACAGTAGGTAAAGCTGAAAGAGTTAATCCTACATATATTACACCAGAGCAATTAAATGATTATCTACAGTATAATCCTATTGATCCAAATACATATACTAATCCTATATTAAATCAAGCTTCTAATGCTAGAAGATCTTTTGCTGATGCTAGTGGTGGTTCAAGAGCTGCTATATTAGCTGCTAATTTAGGATTAAATGCACAAACTCAAAAAGCAATTTCAGATGCTGCATTACAAGCAGAAGCTGTTAATGAACAAAGAAGAGTGCAAGCTAAAGAATTTAATAGAGGAACTAATCAATTTAATGCTTCAGAGAGAGCTAGAGCTAAACAATATAATGCTTCTTCTAAGACAATGACTGATGATATAAATGCTAGAAATAGAGCTGCTAGAAGAACTGCTATTAGAAATTATTTATCTGGAGCTATGCAAGGATTAGGAAGTATAGGTAGAGAACAAGCTTATAGAAATACTATTAAAACTATGGGTATGGATTATTATTTAGATGCTCTAGGAAAAGTGAAATATAAAAAATCATAAAAATTTGGAATAACTTTAATAATTTAGTATCTTTGTGATCTGTTGCATTTAGATTATGTATATGTATACAACTAAGTGCAACATTTCACATTAAAATATAAACTATGGCAGTTAACTACTATGATCAATTTCAACCATTGACATATAATCCAATGACTCTACAAGAAATGCTTATAGGACCACAAATGATGCAACAAAAACATGATCAATATCAAGCTTTATTAGATCAAGAAGGCTTATTTGATGTTCCAGCATTAGAAGTAGATAAACCTGGAGTACAACAATGGATGGATAAGTATAAAGAAAATATTAATGATCTATCTGATCAACTATTAAGATCTGGTTATAATAAAGATCTTTCTAGAAGAGCTAGACAGATATTACAAGAAAAACAACAAGCTATTTCTAGTAGAGGATATTTAGGAAGAGCAAATCAAGCATATCAACAATATTTAAAGAATGTTGAAGATGAAAAAAAGAGATTAGAAAAAGGAGAAATTAATAGAGATCAATATGAAAGAGGATTAGCATTTGCTTTACAAAGATATAATCAATCTGGTGGAGCTAGTTCTAATGCAACCTATACTCCTTGGGCTTCTACTAAAGCTGTAGATTTACAAGAGCTTGTTAGTAAATATGGAAAAGAAATTACTCCTCAAACTATTGCTAGAGATTTGGGATATAAATATGATCCTTCAACAGGTATTATAACAGATTCTTCTAATAAGACTGTAACCTTATCTCCAGAAAGAATTAAAAATACTATAATTAGTAGAATAATGAGTAATCCTGAAGCAATGTCTTATTTAAAAGAAAGACAACAATTAGGATTAACTAATAATATCATGGAAGATTTAGATAAGCTAGGTAATGAAGGAGCTTTAACTTTCTATAGAAATGATGTAGAAAATAAAACTAATTATGATTTTGGACTATTTAAAAAATTACAAGATGGGTCTATTAGTTCTAGTGGTATGAGTGCTGATGCTCAAACTCAAATACTATCATTACCTTGGTTAACTTCTGATAATTTAGCAGATATTGCTAAGAATGGTTTAGGAGATGATGAAACAGTTTGGACTCAAGGAACTTCAGGACCTGGAACACCTGGAATACAAATTCCTCTTGTACTAGGAAAATATATAGGTTTAACAAAAGGATCTTTAAATAAAGAAGAGTCAAATAAAGCAAAAGAATTTGCAAATCAAATTATAGATCAAGAATATGAATATTTAAAAACTCTTAATCCTAATATAACTAGAGAAGATGTTCTTAAATGGGAAGATAATTATGCTAAGAGTAATAAAACTACTGCTGCATTTAAGTATGTTCCTAAAGCAATGTATGAAGAAAAATACAAACAAGATATAGATGAATTAAAAACAGGTTCTTTACCTGGTTCTGTTCAAGATTGGTATATAGATGGTAAAACTATAGAAGATCAAAAAGATTTTCATAAAGCTATTAAATTTAGTGATGATAATAAAGTAAAAGAAGTTTCTACAGCTTTTGCTGCAAATGGAGCTATGGCTGCATTTATTATTATGGAAGATGGTAAAAAATATCAAGCAGTAAGAAAGCCAGTAGAATCAGATCAATCTAAATTTATAGTGGCAAATACTTTATTTAATAAATATTATGATAATAGTAGAGGTGAAATAACTTTTACAGATCCTATCACTGGATTGCCTATTAAAATGGAAAAAGCTGTTGGACCTAATGGTATGGAAGCTATGGTAACTATGAGTTTGCCCAAATATAACAATAGAGGTCAAATCATAGGATATACAGAACAACAAAGATTACCTTTTAATTCAGTTATAGAAAAATTAACACCTTTAGTACTAGAACAAAAATATGTTAGTAGAGAAAGAAAACTCAACCCCTCTTATGGAGGAAGATAAGTTACCTAACTTAACAGGTAAAATAAAAACAGATGAAAATGGTAGAGAATATATAGATAATCCTAACTCTCCAAATGGTAGAGAATATGTTTATTCTAGTGGAGTAACTAACTGGGATATTTATAGAAAAGCTGCACAAGAAAATCAAACACCTCAATCTTGGCTACAAGGAAGTCCTATTCAATATAATGTAGCTGATGGATATGATACAAATATGTCTTATGAATCTTTAATTAATCCAGAATTAAGAGAAGATTATTTTGCTAAACAACAATCATTATTAGGATTAATAGGTAAAGGAGCTGTTAGAGGAGTATCTGCAATCACTGCAGGTACTCTAGAATCATTAGGTTATTTAGTTAATCCTAATACATATAGAGCTTTATTTGGAGAAGAAATTGTAGGAGATTTTGAAAATCAATTTTCTAAAACATTTAGAGAATTAAAAGAATCTATGAATGATCTTACTGATCCTATTTATAGAACTATGCAATCTAAATCTGATAGTCTATGGGAAGCTATGTTTGATGCTACTTTTTGGGCTGGAAATGCTGAAAGTATTGCTACAACATTATCTCTTATGATTCCAGGAGTAGCAGCAGCTAAAGGATTTAGTGTTGTAGGAAAAGGATTGGGAAAATTAGGAATGAGACTTGGTGCTACAGCTAAAGGTGCTGCTAATACAGCAAGAATTACAGCTAATATAGGTGCAGGTCTTACTAGTAGAATTATGGAATCTGGCATGGAAGCTAAAGAAGCTTATGATAGTTTTATTGAAGCTCATAAACTAGATGACAAATATATTAATGATGAAGCTCAATTAAGATTAGATGCTGGTAAAGCTGCTTCTATTACTATGCAAGCTAATATGCCTTTATTCTTAATAGATGCTTTTCAATTTGACAGTATTTTAAGTGGATTTGCTTCATTTAAAAATGCTAATTCTAGATTAAAAAGAATTGCTAATAGTCTATCAGATTATGGTATGAATGCTATATCTGAAGGATTAGAAGAGGGTACTCAATATATTATTCAAAAAGAAGCTGAGTTTAGTGCCTTAAGTGATCCTGAATTAAAGAAAATGTTAGGTGAATCATTTTCTGAAAGATGGGATAAATATACTGATGATATAGAATTCAAAACTTCTATTTTATTAGGAGCTGCTGGTGGAGGTTTATTTAGAGCTGCAGGACCTACTTTAAATAAAATATATACAAAAGCATTAGATAGATTAAATAGATATAGAACAGCTAAAGAAATAGCTACTGTTCAAAAAAATCCAGAAGCTTTTAAAATTTTATCTCAACATGAATTTGAAGAACAATTAGGAAAACATGTAAAAGCTGATAGCTTAGATCAATTAATTCAAATGTATGAAGATAGAGTAGGTACATTAGAAGGAGAAGATCAAGTAACAGCTAATAATTATTTAGAAACATTAAAAGCAATAAAGCCTACTATTGATAATCTTCAAAAATATCCTGCTTTTAGAAAAAATAAAAAAGCAGCTACATTATATGCTTTAGTTGAACAAGAAGGTATTAAACAACAAGCATTAGATCAAACTCTTAATAATGAATTAAATACTGCTGTTCAATCTATTATAGAAGGAAAAGAAGATGCTTCTAGTATAGTACTTGCTTTAAGAAATAGAGCTGCTCAAGAGGTATTAAAAAATATTGATACTATAAGTAGAGTTAAAGATTTAGGGGAAAGTAAATTTAAAAATCATTATAAAAAACATATAGTAGACAATAAACAATTTATTCTTCAAAAGAATGACTTATCTAATATTATAGCTAGAAATCCTAAATTAGAAGATATAGCCTATAATCTAGAAAAGAATTTTGCTGAAAGAATGATTTCTATAGATCTTCTTACAGAGATGCAAAATCTTAAAACAGAAACTGAAGAAACTACTAAAGAAAAATCTTCTCCAAAATCTAAAGAGAAAGTTTCAGAGCAGACTACTAAAACTAGTGAAGAAAAAACTGAAGAAAAAGTTAATAAAAAGAAAACTAAATCTTCAGAATCTTCTGAACAAGATGTAGATTCTAAAGCATCTAATGATGAAGGTTTAGATTATAGTGATACAGAATCTGGAAATATATCAGAAACAACTGAATTTGATATAGATGATTCTATCACTGCTACAATGAATGAAGAATTGTTTAGCCCTGTTCAACAAGATTCAAATGATACTATTACTGATAAAAGTAGGAATAGAGATGAAGTAGTTAATGATATAGTAGAATCTATTAATAGTGCTTCTAATCTAAATGAATATTTAGCTGCTAGAGATGAAGCTAAAAAGTCTGCAGAGACAAGTGCTTTGTCTAAAGAAGCTTTTAATAAAATATATAAATCTGAAGATGATCTTTTAAGAGATTTTAGTTTAGATAATCCTACAGAATCACAATCTAATGCCTTTGCAGCTAGATTCTTTGATATTACAGAAGAACCTAATGCTGCAGAACTTATTAAAGAGGCTTTAATAAACAAAACTCCTATAGATGAACAATTATTAGGAGAAGAAGAATTTATAGCTTATAATGAAGTTTTAGACTATATAAAAGGATTACAAGAATCTAAACAATATGGAGATGTTACTCCTTCACAAAATATTCCTGATAATATTCCAGTACAAGAAGATAATAGTCAACAATCTGATAATGTAGAAACTGAATATAGCCAGAATGATCCTTTAAGATTAGTGTCCTTTAAATATAGTTATGATAAATATACAGATTCTCAAGGTAATCAAAGAATAAAAACTATTCCTCAGAATAGAATGGATTCTATTAAATATAATTCTTATATTAGTTTTGATGAAACTATTAAACCTGAAGTAGCTAATGTAGGGTCAAAAATTTTCTTTGGTATTCCTGAAGAATTTCTTCAATATCAACATAGTGCTGATGATGCTGATATTTTAATATATGATGAAAATAATAATGGTATTAGTTGGTTAAGAAGAGAGAAAAAAGCTAGAGAATGGAAAGCTACAGATCAAGAAATACAATTGCTTAAACAACAGAGAGCATTATTATATAATAAAGCTGTTAGTTATCAAGGAGAACCTATACTAGTTAATGGTAAAAGAGTTATTCCTTGTAATGTATCTTCTTTTATAACTAGTAAATCTTATGGTATAATTACACATGATGGAGATAATTATTATCCAATCAAAGAAGCTTTACAAGTAGATAATGTTGAAGATATTAAGCTAGGTATAGTTGTAGGAAAAGAAACTAATGGATATACTTTTAGTGTTCCTAGTGTTGATATAAGTAATTTTCATACACCACCTGCTGATAACTTTAGAACAGGCCACTTGTTTGCTATGGTGCAAAGTGCTAATGGAGATTATTTTCCATTAAGACTTTATACTCAAAAATATAATACATTACAACAAGGTACAGCTTTACATAACTATTATAGAACTAATATTAATAATGCTTTTAAAAAGATATTAGATTCTGATCCTGAAATTTCTAGTAAAGGATCTTATGAACTATCTAAGTATGTTGTTATTAGATTAATAAAAAATAATAGTGCTGATCTTCCTTTTATGATTCAAAAATATAATGGATCTGAATATGAAGATGTTGAAGCTATTTCTAGAGAAGAAGCTATTAATAGAGTAAAAGAGTCTTTAATTAATGTTCCTTATAATCTTTTAAATAAATCTGGAGATAAAATAATGACTGAATTACTAAATTCAGATGTATTACAAATGAATATATTTCCAGGTGAACCATTTCATTCTCCAACATTTGGATATGATAGAAATTTAGTAGATCTTAATCCAGTAAAAGAAACTATATCTGAAGTTAAGGAGCCTACTAAAGAAGTTAAAATAGAAGAACCTAAGCCTAAAGAGAAAACTACAGATCCTGTAGAACAATCTTTTGAACAAACTTTAACTGTAGATGCAGTAAAAGAATTATCTAATTCTCCTAAAAAAAGAGGTCCTTTATCTGGTCCTAATAATAAGTTAGCTAATAAGTTAAAAGGTAAGAACTTTATTAAACCTGACTTATCTAGAAGAGAAGAATGGGGAAAAGACAGTGATAAATATAGATTAATGTCTGAACCTTTAAATTATGAAAAAGCAGATTTAAATAAAGAATTATCTTGGTTAAAAGAAAATTTACCTCAATTAACAGATAATGAATTAGTTGAAATCCATAGAGGTCTGATTAATGTAGGTAATTTATATGCTTGGGGAAGGTTTAAACAAGGAATTGTAGAATTATCAGATATAGCTGCTAGTGGAACTACATATCATGAAGCTTTTCATGCTGTATTTAATATGTTTTTAACAGAAGCAGAAACTAATAAATTATTAGAGAAAGCTAGAAAAGAATTTGGTTTAACTGGTAAATCTGATGTAGCTGTAGAAGAAACTTTAGCAGATAAATTTAGAGATTATGTAGAAACAGATCAAATTACTAATAAATCTATCTTAAATAGAATTAGTGATTTCTTTAAAAATATATATTACTTAATTAAAAATAAATTACATCTTAATCCTTCTATAGAACAAGTATTTTATGATATTAATAGAGGAAGATATTCTAAAAAGAAATTTGAAAAGAATAGACCTCTAGTAGAAAGAAACTGGTTATCTAATATCACTCCTTCTATTTATAAAAGAAGAGTAGATATGCTAGTAGATACTTTTGAAGATATTATAGATAATTTAGCTCAAGAATCTCCTGAACTAAGTAGAGTTGATATTATTAAACAATATTCTTTAGAAGATTATATTTTAACTATACATGATCAATTATATGCTTCTGCACATGGAGATAATGCTATTTATACAGATCCTATTCAAATAGATGCTATTGATTTAATTACAGATGAACTTGTTCAATTTGATGCTGATGGAAATCCTCAATTTGGTCAATTAGCATTAGATATGTTAAAAGAAATATCTGCATTAGAAGGTATTACTTTTAAAGCTCAACAAATTGTTGATATGGATATGAATCAACAAGATGAGAATACTGAGTTTATGAACAATGAAGAAACTGTTAAACAAGAAGGATGGCAAATAGATCAAATGTTAATATCACCAGTAACTAAACTAAGACAGAGTACTAGAAATATTATTAGAAGAATTCCTAAAATGACTTCTGATGGTACTTTAGTATCTCCTGATGATTTAGGATATCAACCTTATATGAGTGGTACAGAAGTTTTTGCTACCATGTTAAATAAATTATCTACAATGAATAAACCTAGTGATTTAATGAAAACTTTAGAATCTTTAAATCAAAGTTTTCCTTGGGTAGATTCTATTATAGATATTTTAAAATCAGATCCTAAATTACAAGTAGATTTTTACAATTCATTTAGAAATGATTCTGTAGAATACATGATTATTAGCTCTCAAAGTGATGGTACTATGAGAGTATTTGGAGGCAATAGTGTTAATAAAGCAGGAGAATTATTAAGAATATGGAGTTCTAATTATTCTTTAGCTAGTCATAATAAAGAAGAATTTGTAAAATCTTTAAAAGAAAGTTCAGATAAAGTATCCAAAATATATAAAGAAGTATCAAGTAATCAGTTTAGACTTCATAAAGTAAGGCTTTGGAAGAAAAATTGGAAATCTGGTAAATTTTCTAATCCACAAATTAATGCATGGGCTAGAGAAGTTTCTAGTATGTTAAATACTATAGGAATAGATAGTACACCATCAGAACTAGTAAAAGTTTTTCAATCTAACATGAGATTAAATGATGAAAACTCTAACTTTCAACCAATGCAAGATTTCTTGTTAAATTCATTTAGAGTGTTAAGAGCTTTTCATGATACTATAAATAAAGATGATTATGATATAAGAAGAAACACTTATTATGATCTTGAATTATTACCTGTTAATGTTAGAATAAAAGCATTAAGCAGTGCTTTATCTAATGTTAGACCTTCATTATATGAATCATCTCTTAGAGAAGATGGAAAAACATATTCTACAAATATTACTCCATCTTTTATAGGCAAACTATTTAAAAGACTTACAGATGTAAAAGATAAAAGTGCATTTGAACCTTTTAAGAAGAGTTTCTTTTATACTGATAATGAAGGTAAATTTACACATCCTTGGTTAAAAGAACTTTATGGTATAAGAACTAAAGATCTTGCTAATGAGATTCAAGTGTCTATGTTTCTAGAAAAAGATAAAACTAGATATTCTGAATTAAGTAAACCAGACTTCTTAGGATCTAAAATTAATTTATGGTTTAATAATGGAGCTAGAGATTATGGTTACTTTATGTTACCAATTCCATCAGATGCTTCTTCTATGCCAGTAATTAGATTTCCTAAATCTTATGATTTAAGTTATTCTTTAGATGGTTTAGTAGAATTAGCTAAAGCTGAAATTAGAAGAATTGAGGTCTATAATAAAAGAAAAGCTCTTATTAAACAAGGAAAACTTTATAGCATTAAAAATTTTGATATTACTATTAATGATCAAGGAAAAGAAAAGGATGGTAGAGGATCTAAATTCTTAATGTTCCCATTTTTAAATAAATATAATCTTGATGAACTTAAAACTTCTGAAGCAACTTTAAGAAAATATATTGAAGAGGCTATGGAAGAAGGATTTAAAAAATTTAAATCTAATCCTGATTTAGATGGTACTAAATATGATAAAAGAATAACTGAAAGTAAATTAAAAGAATTCTATTATAATGATACTTTAGCTCAATATAGTATCATGACTATGACATCTGGAGATTTAGCTTATTATAAAAATGATGTAGACTTCTTTAAAAGAAATAAACAAAATATGTCTCCTGGTCAATATGGTGATTGGGAAACTTTAGGAATACCAGAGAAGTTTAAAGCTATTAGAATGAAAGATAATGAAATTCCTTCATTAGTAGCTGATGCTTATTATGAAAATCTTAAATTAAATGGTGTATCAACAACAGAAGCTATGATTATTGCTTCTAAATTTGGTTATTCTAATTATACAGACTCAGAAGGAAATAAGAAAGTAAAATTACCTAATGGTCAAATTATTGATAGTGGTTTAAACAATGCTACAGATGGACAAACATTTATCACATTAGATAGATATAGAAATATTGCTAGGATGAATTCTAAATGGGATAGTGCTAAAGAATTATCTTATCAAAGATTAAAGAATGGTACTTATAATGTAGAAGATATTTTAACATTCTCTCTACAGCCTATTAAACCATATATGTTTGCTCCTCACATTACAGATTCTGGAGTGGATATAAATGGTAAAAACACTTCTTTATATCAACCACTACAAAATAAAAACTCTGAAGCAGTATTAATTCCTCAAATGGTACAAAATAGTCCTTTATTAAGTGCTCTAGTAAAAGGAATGGAAGATAATGGTATAGATGCTGTTTACTTTGAATCTGCAGTAAAAGAAGGTATTGAATTAAATACTTCTCAAGAACTTAAAGATAAACTAAGAAAACAAGGTAAACCTATTCTTCCAGATGCTTTATTACATTTTAATGGTGATCCTAGAGAGTTATCTGAAGCTAATGTTAAATATTATTATTTAAGTAATGATGATTACATGTATCAAATGGATACACCAGAACATTTTAGAGACACATTACAACTATTTGGATCTCAAATTAGAAAACATATTATTGCTAACTTAGATGAAGATGCTGAATTTTATATTGAAGATATGAAATTTACTGGCAAGAATATTGCTTCTTTATTTGATAATATTTTAGCATGGAATTATGATAAAAATTATAAGAAAGTTATAGATAAAATTGGCACTATAGATGGATTAGCTAGAGAACTTCAAGGTGGTGTAATGCAAAGAAAATTTGCTGAAAATACTACAGAAGCTGTACAACTTATGAATTATAAAGGAGAAAAAGTGTTTAAATTACCTTTATATTTTCCTTTGCAATCTAATAGAATATTTCAAATGATATCTTCTATATTTAGAAATAATATTATTAGAAATAAAGTTAGTGGAGGAGCTTTATATCAAGCATCTTCTTATGGTTTTGATAATTCTCTAAAAGTACATATGAAAGATGGGCATATAGAATATGTTGATTGTATCATGCCTTACACTTATAGTAATCAACTAGCACAGTTAGCAGATAAAAATGGCATGATAGATCCATCTAAAGTAGAAGACAAAGAATTATTAAAAGTAATATGCTATAGAATTCCTACTGAAGATAAATATTCAGCTGTTCCATTAAGAATTAAAGGATTTAGTTCTCCTGCAGAAGGAGGTATTATTAAATTACCTTCAGACATTTTAACTATTACAGGTTCTGACCTGGATATAGATAAGATGTATTTTCTATCTTATGCTACCAAATATACTCCAGCTAGATATAATTTATCTAAGATAAGAACTTGGATGGTAAATAATGGATTATTATCAGATATTTTCTCATCAGGTAATTATCAAGAAGAGATGAATTATCTTAGTGATTTATTAGAAAGATATGATTCTGGAGAAAAACTAAGTACTGAAGAATCAGAAGCAATGAATGAAGTTTCTAAATTCTTAGAAGAGCATTCAAATCTTATTTTTCAAAAATCTAAATTAGAGAAAATAAAATATAATTATAAACAATCTCCTGAAAAACAATCTGTAGAAGCATCTAATAATGCTTTAATAGATATTATGTATAGTATTCTTACTTCTAGAGATGCCTTTAAAACAATGGTAAGTGGAGCTAATACTTCTATGTTTGCTGATGTTATAAGTACTTTAGAAAAAATAGATAGGAAAAAATTAGAAGGAGATAGATTATTTGATCCTAGTTTTTTAACAGATACTTATTATGAATATATGGCAGGAAAAGCATTAACTGGTGTATTTGCAGCTAATAGTGCTAACCATTCTATGTTACAATTTTATAATGTTAATCTTAATAAAAAAAGTGCTATTACATTAGATGGAAAAACTGTAACAAAAATAAGTCCTGTCAAAACATTAGATGGAACTAACAATGTTACTAATATATTAGGATCTTTCTTAGCTACAGTAGTAGATAATGCTAAAACATTAACTGCTTCTAAAGTAAATTTAAATATGTTTACTGCTAGTACTTATACATTATTATTAAGAATGGGTTTTGATCCTAAAACAGTAATGTATTTTATGTCTCAACCTTCTTTAAGATTATTATCTGATAAGGTAATGGCTAAAGGAGATATGTTTAATTATAGAGATAGTATAGAAGAAGTTATTAAAGTGTTTTCTAAACATACTAATGAACAATCTAGACTTGATCTTATAAAGAGTGGTTTTACACAGTTTAAACAATCTGATCTTATTGAAGCTATAAAGAATTTTAATAAGAGTGGTGGAGATATTGATTTGTATGAAAATGCAAAGCAAATTCTTATTCTAGAAGCTTTTAGAGATCTTATAGAACCAGCAAATGTTTTGAGATCTATTAATTCAGCAATGAGATCAGAAACTTATGGAGCTGCTCCTAATCCAGGAGATACAATAGCTAATTTGGCTAAAGCTAAAAAACTTGGTAGAAAATCTATTATCTCAGGTTTAGGAGATATTCTAACTTATGTTTCTAGAGGAGAAGAATATGAAAAATTAATGCATGATCCAAATATAAAAAAATCTTTAATTTCTGCTAATACTAATGGTGTGGTAGAATATGATAATTTTATATCTAAATACACCCCATTTAACACTAATATTTTTACATCTTATAGATCTTTGTTATCAGAAGCTATTCATGATGACTTAACTGGAAGTGAAATAGATGAATTAAATACTATAATGCTTAATCATTTAACAGAATCTTTAGATTTCTTTAAATTTACAAAAGAACAAAAAAATGCTTGGATATATAAATTTCCTAGAAAATTTTTAGAAATTGTAAATAAAGATAATTATCTTAAAAATGTAAATGAATTCACTAGAAGATTAACTGTTCAAAATGAATTTCAATCAACATTAAATGGTAGACAATCTATTTCTATAATTAAATTTAGTGGCTCTAGATTTGATAATGAAGTAGCTAAAGATGAAGCTATTAGAGCTTTTGAATATTTATGGAGAACTCCTAAATATACTAAATTAGCTGAAGATTTATTGAAATATAATTTTGTTATTAGTGGATGGGGTATTACACCTAATAGTTTTAATCATATTGTTCCTATTTCTATGATTAACAATATTCCAGGATTTAATGAATTATTTAGAGAAACTATTTTTGATAATAACATTAGGGTTAATATAGATAACTTAATTGATTCTTACATAGTAAATAACTTTAGAAACAATAGAATAGTTCCTGAAATTAGTAAAGGAGATAACTATAAATTTACTGATAAAGATCATTCAGGATTAACATTAAGTCATTCTAGTTCTATTAACATAAAAGAAGGTTCCTATATTAAAATTCCTTATAGGTATATTAAATTCAATAATAATGGAAAAATAGAATTATACAAGTTAATAGGAGCTACTAAAGAAACAGCTGAATATCAAAGAGTAGGTGGTTATGGTACATCAACTATTTTTGAATTTATTGAGGGAGAATCTAGTTTTACTTCTAATAATTTATCTGAAAAACTAATGAAATCTTCAGAATTGAATGCTAATTTAAAAAGACATGAAACTCAAGCAGAAATAGATTTAATAAAAGCTATGGTAGAAGGAGAAACTGATACTCAAAATAATGAAGAATTAGATAATGAATTATCTGATAAACTAGCTTCAGTAGCTAAAGAAGCAGAACAAATAAAGAATCATTGTAAAGGTAAATAATAATAATGGGGAGGAGATAGTATCAAATCCCCTATAATTTTTTAAATATGAAGATTTGTCCAAATTTAAATGATCCACAAGTAAAAGAAGAATTTGAAACATTAAAAAGATTATTTGGTGAAAATTCTGCTTATTATTTATGGAATAAAAATAAAGGAAATTTCTTAGATAGGACAGCAGATGGAGATATAAATACTACTTATATAAGTAATTTTGAGAAGTATAATGATAAAGAATATGCTTTAAAAACTGCAGCATTAGAATTGTTAAATAGTGAATCTTATAATAATACAGATATTTCTAAAGCTGAACCTGTTAAGAATACTACAACATTAGAACTAGGTAAAGAGGCTTTAATAGATATAGTAGAAGGATATCATATGAATAATAAAGGTCAATTTAAATTAGAAGCTGATCAAGCCATTGATTTAAATAATACTATTAAAGCTGCAGGATTAAAAGATGTAGATGTAGTATCTGTTGGTACTAAATATCAATTATATGATAAATCTCTAAATAAATATATTACTGCAAAAGAAATAAAAAATAATCCTAAATATTCTTTATCTGCTTCTGATATTCAGAATTCTATTAAAAATAGAATCTTAGATGAATTAAAAAAACTTGGGGTAGAAGTTCAAACTGTTGACTCTTTAAAATCTCAATATGGTTTAGATTATTTAGCTGTTGCAGATATTACTAATAAAGCTATTAAATTTGCTAAAAATGAAATATCTTTAGAAGCTTTAGGAGAAGAAGGAGCTCACTTCTTTGTAGAAGCTATGAATGATTCTCCATTTGTTAATAGATTGATGAATCTAATTAAACAAAATGAAGCTTATAAAAATATATTAGGAGATGAATTTAGTGAGTATAATCTAGTTTATAAAGGAGATGAAGATCTTTTAGCTAAAGAGGCTATAGGAAAGCTTTTAGGACAATATCTTATTGATGTTAATACTTTATCTTATAAACCAGCTAAAAATCTCTTAGAAAGGCTATGGAATGCCTTAAAATCAATTTTTAGTTCTAAAGATAATACTTCATTAGAAAAACTCCTAAATAATGAATTAAAAGAATTTGCTCATGATATTTTAACTAGTAAAGCTAAAGATTTAAATAAAACTTCTTTATTGAAATCTTCTATAGATAAATTATATTCTATTGGTAATAGAGCTAAATCTTTAGAAGATGTTATGAATAAAGTTATTGAAACAGAAGCTTTAAGACTTAAGATTTATGAAAATCAATTATCTAGTATCAGTACTAAAGATGCTCAAAGAAAGTTAGTGGTTGAGTTAAATAATGCTTTAGAAAAAGGTACTGTTAAAGAAAGAATAGCTTCTTATATTAGTGGAGCTTCTAAAGTAATGCAACAGTTAACAGAACAGTTAAATAAAGAGAATGAATTACTTTCTAACAATTCTATCTCAAAGTCTGCTCATATTGCTAGAAGAATGAAATCTTTCTTAGTATCTGTCCAACCTATAGTTACAGATATGCAAAGATATTTAAGAGAAGATAAATCAGATCCAGAATTTAATAATAAGATGCATTCTTTAATTTCAGAGTTCTTAATAGAATCTAATGCTATTAATGATGAACTTCAATTAAAAATGTTTAATATCTTTGCTAAGTGGATAGGAACTCAATTTGATAAATTTGTAGAAGTTGAAAATCCATTTGGTGAAAAACTAACTAGACAACAAGTTATTGATAGTTTAACAAAAGCCAATAAAGATAATAATTGGTTTAATAGATGGATATCTTCAGCAAGTGATAATCCTGATATAATTATTAATTTAGTAGCAACAGCTTTTAAAAATACAGAAGGTGAAAAGAGAATGAAAGTTAAAGATGTTCACTATCAATTAATAAATGCTGTAAAAGAATTAAATGATGCAGGGATTAAAGATTTTGATTGGATATTTGAAAAAATAAATGGAGAATATTCACAAAATTTTAATTCAGAATGGAATTATTCTGGTTATGAAGTAGCTAAATCTAAATTGTGGGAAACTTTAAGAAAAAAATTCCCTGAAAATCCTATAGAGAGAGAAAAAGTTTTTATAGCTAATCCAGACTTACAAAAAGAATGGGCTAAAATATGGTCTGAATTTAATAGAAAATATGTAGAAAGAGTAGAAGGATGGGAAAATATCTTGTATAATAAAGAAAAAACTTTATCTAGAGGAGAATTCTTAAGATGGAAATCTAAAAATGTTAATGAATATATTGATTCTAAAGGTAATATTAAATATTCTCCTAATGTGTATGGAGAATTGGCACATCCTAAACAAAAAAATAAAGCTTTTGATGAGATCAAAAATAATCCAGCTAAATTAAAATTTTATAATACTATTAATAGAATCATGAAAGAATCTCTTAATCTATTACCTGCTGATATGAAAGGAGTAACTCCTAATATGGCTCCTAGAATTAGAGCAGATTTTAGAGAAAGAGTTGTTCAAGAAGGATTTATTAAAGCTTTTAAAACTAAAGATGCTCTATCTGCAATTCAAATCAGAGCTGATGAAGATGAATTTGGGCATAGATATGAAGAAAGATTTCAAGATTTTGAAGGAAATACAGTTCAATTCTTACCCATTTATTATACAAGTAAAATAAAAGATGCTACTTTCTCTACAGATTTAATAGGAAATGTGCTTAGATTTTATGATATGTCTATTAATTATCATTTAAAATCTAAAATGATTGATATTTTAGAAGTAGGAAAAAATATTTTATCTGAAAGATTAGTTAAAATTGGAAGTAATGGATTAGAAACTAAGACAACAATTCCTATTCTTACTAGATTGATACAAAGAGAAGGTAAAATTAAAGCAGAAAATCTCTATAAAGGATATAAAGATCTTATAGATAAAGGATTATATGGAGAATATCAGAAAAAAGAAGGATCTTTTAAAATACCTTTTATTAAAGGAGAATTTGATATTGCTAAATCTATGAATGCAGTAAGAGATGCAGTTCAATATATTATGTTGGGTGGCTCTCCATTTGTTGGTTTTGCAAATCAGATAACTGGAGAATTAAGTATTATTAATGAAGCTGCTTCTAAAAGATTTTTTGATTATAAAGATAGAACATTTGCTGTTAAAGAAGTAATGAAATTAATGCCTGAATATTTAGCTGAAGTAGGATCAATTACTCCAGATTCTAAGTTATTTTATCTTACTTCATTTTTTGATATGCTAGGAGATTATGATCAAGAATTAAAAGATCTTAATTCTAATGTAAAGAATAAATTACTTAGAGGATTATCTTTCAATTCTTTAATGCTCCCTATACAATTGGGAGATTTTAGTAATAAAATGAGTGTTGGAATAGCAATGCTTCATAATACTAAAGTATTGAATTCTGAAGGTAAACAAGTGTCTTTATATGATCAATTTGAAATAAAAAATGGTATTCCAGGAATTAAAGAAGGAACTAAAAATTTAGATGGAAGTGATTTTACTAAGTCTGATTTGATAGCTTTCATGAACAGATTGGGAAAATTAAACACTCAATTATTTGGTATGACTGATAAAATAGATAGAGCTCCATTACAATCAAGAAGTATTGGTAGAGCTTTTTCTATATTTAGGTCATTCTTAGGTCCTAATCTTAATAGAAGATATTCTATAAACAAATTAGATACTTCTTTAGGCATTTATACTGAAGGATATTACAACACTTTATTAAAGTTTGTATGGCATGATTTAAAGGATGCTCATTTTAATATTTTAACTGCTTGGGATAAATTAACTGATGGTCAAAAACAAAATATGCATATTGCTATTACAGAATTAGCAACATTTGGAATAATGACTATATTAATTATGACTATTGGAGCATTAGCTGGAAAAGCTGATGAAGATAATGAAAAAAGACTACAAGCACTTAGACTTATGTTAGCTAGAACTAGAACAGAATTAGTTGCTTTATCTCCATTAGGTATATTTAGTGAAACCACTAGAATGTTTCAATCTCCTACAGCTATATTAGGATTAGTTGATTCATTAAGTGATATTTTTAGTGGTGCATGGTTTGAAACTTATGAAAAAGGGGATTATAAAGGATGGAATAAAGGTTTTATTAAAACTTTAAAATTAGTTCCTGGTAATAGATTATTATTTGACTTTTTAACTATTGATGAAAAATTAAAATGGTATGGTCTAGACTAGATAGATAAAAAAAACTAAGGGGGAAGGTATTGCTACTTTCCTCCTTATATTTTTTAATGAAAAAAACTTTGTCTAATATTATAAGAAATATTACTTGCAATTATATCACTCCAATTACAAAAAGAATATGCATTTGGACTTGCATAATATTCTGTACATGGATTAATTTTATCAGATTCATCTCTAATAATTAAATCATTTATTTGTTTTATAAATGGACTTATAGCATAAGAGAAATAATTCTTTAAAAAGTCTTTACTATCTCTAACTCTTAAAGTTTTATCTTCATCTTTTATGTAATCTGATATTTCACAATAAATATCATGACATATAAATGCTAAGTCTTTCAATGTTCCATTATTAGAGATTTTAGCATCAAACATATCATCTGGTAAATTTACAGCTGAATTCTCAGAATCATGACTATCTTTTAAAGCACTATCTCTTTCAATTTTAATAATATAAAATCCTTTATCTCTTAAAGCTTCATATTCATTTATATATCTACAATCTGGAACTATAACTTCTTTTTTACAATAATTTTCTATAGTTCTAAATAAAGATTTAATAAAGTAATCTTCTCCAAAAGTTTTTTTAATTTTATCTGCTGTTTGTTGTAATAGTGTTCTTAAAGGAATACTAGTAGCAGAATCTGAACTCTGGATAGAATTTTTTTCTAAATCAAAATATAAATTATCTTTTGTAGGATAATATAAAAGATATTTATTTGTTTGAGGTAGATCATAAATATCTAGTAATAAAGATTTAAGCTTATCTCCAAAAGCCACTGTATCAAATCTGAAAGATTCTTTAGATAAACTTAAAATACCATTAATAGTTTCTTCTTTAACTTTTTCTGTTATAGGTCTACCCTTACTTAAATAAAAATTTAGAAGTTTTGTAGCTGTATCTTTCCCACTTCCTTTTCTACCACAAAAAGCTATTTTCATAAATTTTTTATTAAATCATGCATTTTTAAAGCTAATTCTCTAATTTGAAAATGAGCTGATTTATCTAATCTCAAATTAAAGAAATTATTCCATTTACATATAGGAGCACTCATAATAATATCTGTTTTATGTCCTAAAGTTAGAACAGTTCTAGCTATTTCAGGAGTTTCTCCTCTTTTAATTAATAACTTATAAAGATAAGCACTAATTTTACAAGATAGTTTATATATCCATGCATTTTTATCCTGTCCTTGCCAAGTCATAAATGTAACACCTAATTTTTTAAGATAATTAATAAATCTAGTACTTTCTATTGTAAAACTATTATATCTATGTCTTAAAAAGCTTCTTTCTTGTCCATGATCAGTGATAATTCTAAAAGTAACTATTCTATTAGGATCATCTTTTTTTGGTTCAAAATAAGAAACAGTAGGTTTATCTAAAATAATTCTTTCAAATAAATCTACATCATTCTCTACAATAACTCTTAAATTAGTATAGATATAACACATTCCATCTTTCTTTTCAATTACTGTATATGGATTTTTTAAGAAATATGAAAATCTAGTTCTAACATAACCATATGTATATTTTAGATAAATTCCACAATGTTCAAATACAGATGTATGTCCTCTTCTCACAAGACTAATAATGAAATTAATTCTTTGTGTTTCAGAAGCTGCTAAATTAGATTTATAACAATTCTTAGCACATAATTCTACAAATTCAGATGGACTACTTTCTCCTCTTTCTATTAACTCTACACTTTGATCTATTATCTTCATTCTTTTTCTTTTTAAGAGTTGATATATATTCTAATAAAGCAGGTATCTTAGAATCATCTTCAAAACAATTATATTCATTAGGTAGATCTAAAAAATATTTTTGATTCATTCTACATAATTGAATAATTATAGCTTGACCCTCTCTAAGATCTGGATTAAATTTTTTTAAATCTTTTGCCTTTTTTAAAAGTGTCAAAGCAAACTTTCTAGGGTTCATAGTTTTTCATTTTTGTAATTATTTCTGCTAAAGATATAGGAGTATAATTAATTCTCTCTGCACTTACACAAAAAGTGTTATTAGTATAATCTTTATATCTATCATCACTATGTACATGTCCATAAATATTAACATATGGAGAATTAGATTCTAAATACATAGGATGATGAGATATAATAAAGAATTTATCTATAACTATAGGATATTTAGAAACTTCTTTAAATTGAGTTTTCCAAAAAGAATAAGAATGATCTAGATCATGATTTCCTAAAATTAATACTATATCTCCATTTAATTGATTTATAATAGCTTCTGTTAACATCTTATTAGCAAAAGAAACATCACCTGCTAAAAATACTTTATCTTGTTTTTTAACAACTTTATTCCAATTACTAATAATAATATCATTCATTTCATAAACATCTTTAAATGGTCTATTTTCATAACCTATTATGTTTTTATGATAGAAATGAGGATCTGCAAATAAAAATGTTCTTTCATAATCCATCTTCATGTTCTTTTTGAATTTTCTTAATATGTCTTTCTACAAGAGTTTTTATTATTTTTTTGAAAGGCTTTTCTACTAAATCAAAATTTATCTTTTGTTCATCTACTGCTTTTATAAAAGCTTTTATTGCTAAGTCTGCTTCAGTATAAAATTCTTTAAAATAAAGTTTTTCTATATAAGATCTAAGTGCATTTTTTATTGCTTCTTTAAAAGAAAAATCTTTAATGCAGTTTATATTAATAAACATAGTTTCAGCTTTCTTGAATAAGATTTTATTTTTTAAATCTTGTTCCATAACTTCAAGAAAATAATCTGAATGTTCTTCTATATATTCTTCTATTAAAGCTTCTCTTTTAGAATATATATAACACCAATAAATATCATAAAGTTTTTCTTTTAATTGATTATAAAGATTTCTATTCATTATTTTCCAGTATGACCAAAACCACCATCACCTCTTTCAGTATCAGATAATTCTCCTTCAATAAATTCACATTGTTCAGCTTTTTGAAATTTTACTTGTGCTATTCTATCTAAGTTATTAATAGTAATAAAGTCTCTTTTACTATTATTATAAACACTGATGAAAATTTCTCCTCTATAATCACAATCAATAGTTCCTGTAACTACTAGAAGACTTTCTTTGAAAGCTAAACCAGATCTAGGCCTAATAACTATTTCATATCCTTCAGGAATTTCCATACAAATACTTGTAGGTATAAGCATTCTATCTCCTGGACATAATACTAGTTTTTCTAAACAAACTTTTTCTTCTTTTTCATCATAATAATCATAGACTCTTTTATAAGTGTACTCCTTATTAGGAATACACATTATTTCATCTAAAGACTTATATTTAAAAAAAGCTTGAATATCAGCACAAGCTGCTCCTATAGTTTTATACACAGGTAAATTTACTTCTGAATGTAGTTTCTTTATTTTAACTTGCATATTAAATTTTTCTTAGGTAAGACATGATATGCATCACTTTTAATGCTTCATATATAGCATCACTTAATGCATTATGTTCATTATCATTTTCTTCTTGAAAACATGGACAGAAATCTATTAATTCTTCTATAAATGTTCTAGAATCTCTTTTCTGATTATATTCCCAAGGAATATTTACACTACATAGTTTACAATTATGTTCTAATATTTTAAAGTCTAAATCACCTCTAGCCCAAATTCTGAAATCATCATTTTTTGCTATTTGGTTGATAAATTGAGAGAACATTATTAAAGCACTCTGCATAGGTTGACCTTGTTCTTTAAAAACTTCTCTAGCCTTATCAGATTGTTGCATCCACCATTTAAGAGTATCCACATCTATATCATATCCTATAACAGATTCTCCTAAATCTACCACTTGATAAAATTCTCTTCCTAAAGCTTTATTATCTTCAGGTTTAAATTCAATAGCACCTATACTGACTAAAGGAGCAAATTCACTTTTCCCTAAAGTCTCTATATCTATCATTATATGTTTCATTTCTTCTTATACATATTAATTATATTAAGAACATCTTCAGTATATAAAGCATCTCCATCTTTATTATAATCCCAAGCTACTCCTAATATATCATTTATTATATCAGATAAGATAGCATTAAATTCAATATTATTCATTCTAGATTTTTTAATGTTGCCATACTGTTGTTATTTCTGGTTCTGCAATTACAGGAACTACATCTATAAATACTCTACCTGCTTTTTCCATACATTCTTTTAAAGCTTTTGCACATTTATCTGCTATATCTTTGGGAGTTTCTAAAAGATATTCATCATGGACAAAGTTACTTATTTTAACTTTATCAAATAAATTTTCTTTTAGAATCCAATCAAAAAACCAAACTCCAGCTAATTTAGACATATCTGCTGCACTACCTTGGCATCTATAATTAAGTGCCATTCTTTCTAAGTCTCCTCTTTTATTGAAAAAACTTTTACATGTAGGTTTATAATATGTTAAAAAATCTTCTGTTTGATGGAATTTATGTTGTTTATATTGTTCCCACCATTGTTTATTAATAGTTCTCTCTAATCTTTGATACTCATCAAATACTTGATAATAAGATCTTCTACCAGTTACATCATTAAAATGAACATAACCATTTTTAATAACAACAGGTTTAATATAGTCAAAATATTCTTTTAGCTTAGGAAAAGCTTTCATATAAGCATTATAGACTTCATCTCCTTCTTCTCTAGATAAACCTAAATTCTTAGCAATAGTATCTCCAACTCCACCAAATAAAATAGCAAATTTAGCACCTTTAGCTTTACTTCTAAGATCAGGTCTTGTGTGTTTTACTTCTTCTTCAGGTATATCTTTTAATTCCTTAGGAAAACATAATTTTGCAGTAAAACTATGACCATCTCTTTTTCTAGTAGTGTCATTATAAAAATCTATAAGTGCAGGTTCTTTAGATAATTGAGTATACATTCTATCTTCTTGTTGACTATAATCACAGTCTACCAAGATAGTGTTTTCAAATTGATTAGTAAAACATCCTCTAGTTATTTTATCTGAAGGAATATTTTGAAGATTAATACTATTATCATCATCTTTATTATCTCCAGAACCACAAGAAGTTCTACCAGTACCCATTATTTGCCAAAATGTAGCATGAATTCTTCCTGTTTTAGGATTAATAGCATCTAAGAAGTTTTGTCCATATGTAGTTACCAATTTCTGTGCTTTCTTATAGTCAATATACATTTGTATAAGAGGAGATACATGAACTTGTTTTACTATATGTTTAGCTTCTATAGAATCTTTCATTTTTCCTGTTTTCTTATCTTTAACTCTAGTATCTACACCTAGTTCTTTAAAGATAGGAATAATTTGTTTAGAAGAACCCCAATTTAAACTACATCTTTTAGCTGCACTAAAAAGATCTAATTGTTTATTGACATATTTATCACCAAATCTTTCAAAGACCCATTTGTTCAGAGCAAATTCCATATCTGATAGCTTCTTGGAATCTTCTTCCATTTTAGCTAGCCATTTTTCTTTGTTAAGATAAATACCACAATATTCAATATATGCTAATACCTTAACAAATTTATTATCTAATTTAACAGCACCCCATAAACCATCTCCTTTAATTTTAATCATTTGAGATGTCATTACAGGAATCAAATATTTAACATCATTGGCACCATATTCAATAACTTTATCAGTAAGACCTACTCTATTAATAGTTCCTCTAATAGATTTATTTAATAAGACACCACAATATTTAAGAACTAGAACATCTAAAGATTTTCTAACATAATTTGGTAATTTAACATCATCAAATCCACAATATAATACACCTTCAGCTAAATATGTGTCAAATATATTTTCTAGAATGATATTATGCTTATAGAAAAATTGAAGATCAAATTTTGCATTTTGTAGTACCCAAACTACATCTTTTCTTAATAATAATGGTTTTAATTTTTCTAATATATTAGGAGAATATTCAACAACAAACTGTTGATCAAAATCTCCAAATTGAATAGATAGTAATTCACAAGAATGTGGATCTAGTCCACTAGTTTCAGTATCTAAAGCAATAAATTTATGATTTTTAAAATAAGATATAATATCCTGAACTTCTATTTCCTTCCAAACACTACTTCCAACAACTCTTTTCTGCTCAGAACAAAAATGTATCATTATTTTATAATATAATAGTTACCAGACAATAATTCTCTCATAGTAGGATTCCAAGTAGTATTACCTGGAATCACTATAATTTCTCCATCTTTTTGAAATAGAATTTTATCTTCAGGCCAATCATAATTACCTATAATTCTATCTTCATTAAGCATACATCTAGTAGCATCTATTATATTCATCCTAGGTTTAGGACAAACCACTTCTATAAATGACAGTATTTGCTCTCCTTCTTCATTAAATCTCTCCATGTTATACTGTTTTATATCTTTAAAATTTAATTGCACTTACTATAGCCACAGCTTGGACACACAAGACATCCTTCTTGAAAAACTAATTTTTCTCCACAAACATCACAGTTTTCACTAGATTTTGCTTTATTATCAACATACTTAGCAATTGTTCTTGCTAAGACTTTATGAAAAGCTGTTAATTCTCCTTTACTTTTCTTCAATTGATCAATTAAAAAGTTAAAACCAACATCACTTCTAATAGATATAGATAGAATTCTAGTGATCATTTCTAATTGATCATCCATTACATCTACAAAGTTTTCTATAATAACTTTTCCTTCTTGATCTTGTAATTGATAATATCCTTTTTTAATTTTAACAATTTTACCAATATCTGGTAATTTAATATCTTCTGGTGTAGGACATACAAATATTTCATAAGGTTTACCTTCATAAAAGCCTAATGCACAAAGATAATTCTTTCCTTGAACTTTCATATTATGAATATGAGAAAGTAGCTCAGAAGGTCTCTTTGGTGCCTTTCTTGAAGGATCTTTAATCTTATTATCTGTAGATACTAAAACACCACTTCTACTACCATCTCTATAGACAGTTACTCCTTTAAGTCCCATTTTATAAGCATTCAAATAAATTTGTTTTACAACATCTTTACTTACATCTGAGGCTAAATTAATAGTTGTGCTAATTGAACTAGTAGTATATTTTTGGATAATAGCTTGAATCTCTAATCTTGTTTGCCAAGGAATATCTGCTGCTTCATTATTATAATAAGGAGAAGATTTAAAGAGAGTATTAATCATACTCTTAGATAGTTCATTAAACTTTTTTCCAGTTGTTATTTCACAGAATTTCTGGAATCCTTTATGAGCAACTGTAAATACTTTAAATTTCTCTTTAGTATTAGGATCTATAAAATCATATTTTTCATCAAAAGCATTTACTTTAACTCTTCTATCATACAATGTTTTAAATACTGGTTCTATACCACTAGTAGTTTGAGTTAGTAATGACCCTGATCCAACTGGAGCAACAGTACTTAATGAAACATTTCTTCTTCCTAGTTCTTTCATTCTGGAAACTAGTTTAGGATAATTATTTATTAAGAATTCATACCATTGATTACTAGGTTTATCTTCAGGATATTCTAAATTATAATCATAGTCTAAGAAAGTTCCTCTAAGATAAGCTAAATCTATACTAGCTTCTAATTCAGCTTTAAACTTAGTTTCCATAATAGATTCTACTAGATAATGAGAATCTTTAAATGATAGATTCATTGCAGCAATAGTATCTCCTAAAGCTGTGAATCCACATCCAATTCTTCTACCTTTTTTAGCTGCATCAAGAACTCTTTTCCAAAGTTCTATTTCACTATTAGCATCTGAATGATTGATTATATTTTCAATATTTTTACATTCCAAATCAATAATATCATCCAGAAAGATTACATGTTCATATGCTATTTTTCTAAACAATTCATAGTCAAATGAGGCTTCATTGGTAAAAGGATTTTTTACAAATGATAAAAGATTAATATGAGATAGTCTACATGAATCAGCATCTCCTAGTGGTTGCTCTCCACACTGGGCTGTAATAACACCATTAAATATCCCACTATGATTTTTATATTCAGTAAAACAATATACTTTATCTTCTAAAGAATTTTGTTTTTCTATAACTACAATTCTAACAAATCTTCCAGCATATCTGTTAGGAGATATGTCTAATTTCACTCTATGTGTTTTTAAACCTAATTCTTTTAGTTTAGATAAAGCTTTACTGTTAATATTTAGTCTATAACAAGTTTTTGTGGCATATAATTTAGGCTGTCTATTACTATCTGGAAGATATCTTATAGCATCTTTTCTCATTACTCCAAGAACACAATTGCAGCCTAATGTATTTAATAAATATTTTACTTTTAAAAGAAACTCTTTGTTTACTGAAGATATTTGAACAGATTGTTGAGAAAATGTTCCATCAGAGTCAATTAAACCTGAAAGCCAATCAATTCTATTTTTAATAGTGTATTTCACATCAGGGACAAAATCTTTTTGTTCATAACATAAAACTGCACTAAAAATATTTTTATCTTTTTTTAATTTTCCAATTATTTTTCCTTCTAGATAAGGAATTAATTTATTTTTTTCTCCATATAGCCAAATATATCTTTCATTAGGTTTTTCTTTATGATCTGAACCATCTCCAGAATAAAATCCTTGAGTATACATATCATATTCAGATTCAATATTTCCTTCAATTACTGGGAAATTACATTTAATTAAAGAATCTCCTACTTTAAGATTTTTAGCCTCAGTTCTAGATTTATCTTTTAAAATAAATTTATGATATGGAGTGACTTTTAATTCATTTCCATCAGAAAACTTAATTTTTAAAATTTCTTGATTAGTTCCTGTGATTTTAGGTACCACTTCTGACCATTCATATCCATTCCACACATTAGTTTTTTTCCCAACTAAAGAGTCTATTCTTACATATCCTTTATCTGTTAAAATTTTAGTATCTCCTGTCACACATGGATTAGTTGTAACAGCTTTTAATCTAGGATATACAGAAGCAGGATCATAATTAATAATATTATCCCATAATAGTATTCCAGGCTCAGCTGTTTTCCAAGCACAATCAATAATTAAATCTAACAATTCATTTGCTTTTACCTTTTTAAAATAAGATTTTCCTGCATAATATAACTTATTATATTCAAAATCTTTAGAATTCCAATTAATAAATTCTCCTAATCTTGAATTAATAGGCCATTTTAGTAACCAATCTTCATTTTTTTGAGCAGCTGTTACTAAATTTCTACATAATTTCACAGAAATATTAGCTCCTGTAACTTTAGTTAAATCTTGTTTTATTGTAACAAATTCAGATATATCTGGATGAATATCTGACATACATAACATTAATGCTCCTCTTCTTCCATTTTGACCTATAGTTTTAACATCTGTAGAATATAATTCCATAAAACTAGGAGCTCCTGTACTTGTTTTAGAAGCATTATTTACCATAGCTCCATTAGGTCTTAAATGATCAAGATGTGTTCCAACACCACCCCTTCTCATAAATAAATAAGCCATCTCTTTGCCTTTATCCATAATGCTTTCCATTTTGTCTTTTGGTCCTTCAATACCAAAACAATTAGCTAGAGAAACATTATTAGATTTACCTAGAGATGCCATAATAGATCCTCCTGGTACAATATATTTAAAATTTTTAAATAATTGAAACCATTTATCTCTAATTTGATAATCATTAGATTCACATAGATCTCTTACATAATTTCTACCTAGATCAGAAAGTTTATCTATATTGATTTTTTTATTTGTTAATTCTTTTTGATACTTTCTTTCTATAACAGCAATATTATAAGCTAACCTTTGGTGCATATTATCAGGTGTTTTTTCATCTTCACCTGCATATTTAGATAAAAATACTTTAGCTGCTAATTCATCTCCCTCAAAATACTTCACACTACACTCTTCAGCTGTTTTCTTCATATCAATTAAAATTTAGTTTTTTTCTAATATTTTCATCAAAAGATAGATCCATATCTCTAAGATAATTAAACTTTTCTTCAGTAAGATCTATTTTAATTTTGTCTAAATCAGAAGGTACTACATAAAAACCTGCTCTGATTTTATTTTTTTCATTTTCATCTGTAGTCCAAATATATTTTAATTTAAGAAAATCTAAGTCTTTCTTAGGCTTATATTCTTTTAAAATAATATTTTTAGCATCATCAGAGAATTCTTCTATTTTTTCTTTATTAAACAAACAAATTTCTCTAACAAACTCTTTAGGCATATCAAAAGAATATACCACACTATTACCATTATCAAGATGTTTCTTAAATAATTCATGGTTAGTTAAATAATCTTCATATTTTAAAAAAGCATTACTAGAATCAAACTTATAATGCAAAAGTAGATAAGAACCTACATATGTTACTTTAGTTAATAATTCTGGAAATTGTATTTTTACTTTTGTTGCTAATAATGGCAATAACAATTTTCTAGCTGCACTATTCATCTTCCCCTCTTACTTGTTTATCATTTATTATATAACAACCTTCTTTATTTATAAAATCATAGCTAACATCAAAAATTTGAGACTCATAATGCCATTCAATTTCTTTTATTAGTTGTTTAATTCCTTTTTGTTTATATTCAGATCTTCCTATATAAAAACCATTTTCAAATGCAGAAATTCTATCTTTTTCTACAGTTAATACAGTAGGAATAGTTGCTCCTGTTGAAGGCATATAAACAAAAACAAAATCTAAGATTTCATAATCTTGATATTGATCATCATTCTTTATAATTTCTTCAAGCATCTTATAATATAAAGTAGCTTGAATCCAATATCTGAATTTCCAGAATTGATCTACAAATTCATCTGATTTAACACTTCCAGTTTTTAAATCTATTATCTGGAAAGTTTTATTAATATGATCTACTACTAGTCTATCAAATGCACCTTTAACTTTAGATCCATTATATTCAGTAATAAGATCAACTTGATTAAATCCTTCTTGTCCTTCTAACAAGTTAAACCACTGTTGAGTTTTTGGAGAAGTTTTAATAGTTTCTACAATTTTTTCTGCAGTAGTCCACATAAATGGAGTTATCAAAATAGAATCTTTATTCTGTAAAATAAAATCCAAGTAATCTTTATATTTCCATATAGCTGCTACTTTAGTTGCTGGCTTCCATGTCTTATAAAAATCTTTCTGTGCAAAGAATTCTAATATAATATTATCTGTTAACTGTTCTCCTGTTTTATTGATGAAATCTACACATTTATTAATAATTTCAGAAATACTACCAGAAGGCAATTCTCCATTATAATTATTAATTTTATATTTGTATAAATTTTGAGGAGATAATAACATATCATCTACTAATTTACCAAATATAATATAAGATTTACCATCAAGATCTTTTTTTGTTATTAAAGAAATAGGACCATCTTTATCATAAGATGCTATCTTAGAATAAGATAATGCCTTAGTTTCTCTAAATTCTTGTTCACTACAACTTAATCTGAAATTTTCCATTGATCTATTTTTATCCAAACACCACAATTCTCCTTATCAATAGAATACCATTTTCCTTCAATCTTATAAGGAACAAAGAAAACTTGATTCATATTATCATCTTCAATCCATCCATTTTTAACTAATAAATCTGCAATAAATTGAGTTAAATTATGAAAATCACATCTTCTTTTACTATCTCTAACAAAATGAAGTCTAATAAACAAAGGTTTGTCTATTTCTCCTACATATTCTCTAAATTCTTTTGATTTTTCAATAAAAATATCCTTTGTAGCTTTTTCATATTTAAAACAAAGAGGAGACTTAATTAAAAGTCCACTCTTTGTCATCATTCTAGAATTTTTGCTACTAGGGACATTACCTGGTATAAAAATTTCCATTTATTTTACTAATTCAATTTGTTTATAATCATATGAATAAGCAAAATCATCTAGAATCTCAATGAATCCACATCTGTCTCCATAAGAGATTTGATGTTGTACTACCATTTTCATTCTATGGGAAATATAAGATAATAAATAATCTACAATTGTTCTATCCTTAAAACAACTAGAAATAATAGAATTAAGATCTACTTTAAGTTTATCACTAGAAGCACTCTTAATAATTTCATCCTGATGATTTAGCAAATACCACACTAGGGAATTACAAATATATACCCAGGGAATTACTTTATACTTATTTAATGTTGGAGTATGAATTCTAAATTCAATAGTTTTTGCTCCACCAAAAATAAGATTCACAAGATTTACCCATTTGTATCTAGCATGTACTTCCCATTTTCTATTACCATCTCTATCATGTGGATGATTTGCTCCAAATCCTTCAAATACAAAACCTGGAGTTTCAGCATATATATCAAACAATTGTTTAAATTGTTTTTCTACACTAAGAGTATTATCACAAGCATTTTTAGCTAATTTTTTACAATAATCTTTATCTCCCTTCTTAAAAGAGGAAGATGCTGTCATCATTGAGGGAAACATGGCTAAAATTTGAGGCTCTAATGCTTTAAAATAATGATATGCTGCAACAACAAGTGTTTTATCTACAGTAGGAACTCCTACATGAACATGAAGAGAACATTGATGGTCAATATCACAATAATTTTGTAACATTTCACAAGTCTCATGTAATACACCAATACCTTCTTTGCCTTTAAGAGGAATTGTAGCATATTCATTTCCTGTTATTGAACCATCTTTTAAAGGAATTAATCCTAGTCTAGCACATTCTGATTGTGGCACTGAACCAGAACATGTTTCAAATTCTATTCCAAAAGTTAAATTTGGAAGGTTAAACATACCAATTCTATTGGGAGTGTAATTGTCAGAATGGTATTTTTTAAAATCCTCTAATAAAAATTTAGCTCCATAGTTATTTGGGAAATCATACATCCAAGAATATTTTCTATTTCTAATAGGTGTTTTATAGTTATTTCCCATACTAAGTTTCCCATTATACTTATAGATAAGATTTTTAGGATTAATATACATATCTGGATCAACTTCCAAGAATCCAACTTCTTTTAAATATTTCTTGTCAAACACAGTAATTACAATTCCAAGAATATTTACAGAAACATTTTTAGCATAATTTCTACTAAAGAAACCATAATAATATTGTTGAGATAAAGGATCAAAATTTACAACTCCATAAATAAGAGAAGAAACAGAACTTCTCATCTCTTTTTTCTCAAAATCATAATATCTACTTCTACTAGGAGCAGTTTGAGTTAAGAAATAATGAACTCCTTCTTCCACATTAAAATCATTCTTAAACATAAATTAATCCAGTGTTTTTAAAGTTTTAGTTAAATCTTCAATAATTTGATTAGCTTCTTCAACTAATTCTGAAAGTCCAGCAATATCTTGACATTCTTGTACAAACATTGCAAACTGTTGTTTACAAATTTCTATTTGTGCAAAACTTTCACTTTTAAGAGCTAATAATAAATCCTCATAATTATTCTTTACATCTTCTTTAAACTCTTCCCAACCTAAGTCACCAAAATAATATTTAATGCATTCAGAAAGTTGGGTAAAATCTGTTCTTAACCATTCAGGACAGAGAATATTTGTTCTGTCAGATTTAAAATTACTATAGTAGTGAGACATACCTACTCTCTTACCTATATCATTAAAATCTGTTTTAGTAGAAAAAGTTTTATAGAATTCACTAATTCCTTTAGTAATTAAATAGCTTCTTAAAGTAAATAAAGGACTAAAATAGCCTGTTGGAAATATATTTCCTTTTACTTTAAAATCATATCTAGTAAAGGCATTCTCTCCTAAATACAAGAAATTCTCAGCAATAAAAGGTGTAATATAATCTACTTTTCCTGTTAAAGTATAAATTTGTTGAGCCATTTTATAACAATGAGGATGGATTAGTATACCATCTATAAAGTACACTTTCCAATCTGAAGTATATTTACTTGTAGTTATATATCCTAAAGGAGAACAATTATATACTCCATTCAATAACTGTTTCTTTTGATAGTATCTACCTCTAGCAAATAGAATATTATCACTATTATAATAGCCTTCAGTAGATTCTTTATCTAGATCACTTTCAAGTTTGGTTTTAGAAGGAACTATTAAAACTGGAATCTTTTTATCTTCCTTCTTAGTATTAAATTTGTTTCCTTCTTTATACCTTTCAGATTCTCTCTCCCAATATCTCTGATAAGCAACATCATCTTCATAATCATCACCATAACTTCCATAGTTATAATAATCATAACCATAAGCATTATGATTATGACCAGAATAAGTGGATACATAAGGTTTCTTTTGAAGACATTCACTCCTGTCATAAACAGTCTTACTTACAAGTTTCCCATTTTCAAATTTATATAAAATATTAGGCTCTACAGGAACTATTCTTTCTTTATCATCTTTAGAATTATCTATAAAAGATAAAGATTCCTCTAAAGAAGAAAAATACCAATAATCCTCATCTATATTATACAAGAACAAAGGTCTTTCTTCATCTGTAGTTGTTGAAGAACTATAAGCTTTAGATTTTCCTCTAAAAATATACACTACATCTACTCCTCTAGAAATCTTTTCTCTAATATCATAGATAACTATAGCTGCTGCACCAATATATTCAGTTAGGATTTTAAATCCCTCTTTTTTAATTAGTTTAGCTAGAATTTTAGAATCAGTTTCACCTTTAACTTCTTTGATACCATATTTTTCAGCTAATTCTTCATGATTCTGAAGTGTTCCATTATGAATCATTACAAAATCTTCTAATAAAATATTATCCTGTTTTGACTGTTCTTCTGTTAGAGACTCATTTACTAATACTATAGGTTGAGCATTAGCTTCTGTATGAGCACCAACAGTTGCCTTTCTACAATGTCCTAGAATAACATTATTTTCTTTAAATACAGGATCATTTTTATAAGATAAAACTAAATCTCTATAAAGTTTTTTCTTTTCAACACCATAAAGAACTTTTCCTAATAAATATCTTCCACAGGAATCTCCTCCTCTAGAATCATTAAAAAGTCCTAATACATTAAATTTATCCCAACTAAATCTTTTATTGTCTTTTCCAATATAACCAAAAAGTCCACACATAATATTATTTTAAATAATTAAACCATAGGAATATTAAATGTCTCTACAAGCTGTTTAGCTACTTCTACATTTCCTCCCATAGCTGCTAAGACTTCATCTTTTAATACATCTATATCAATAGAATCTTCATCGTCATTTAAATATTTATTCACTTCTTCAATAGCTTTAAGAGTATTATTAAAAGCCCATCTTAATAGATTATCATCTTTTAGGAAATATCCACTTAAACATCTATACTCACAGCCATATCTACAATGTCTAAAAGATCCAGCTGAACCATATACTTGTCTTCTTTCATTCTTAGGCTCAATAATAACTGAAGGAACTCCTAAGAATAAATCCATAAATTTAACAATGATAATATTTAATGGAGCAATTGGATCTTTATATCCAACATGTATATGTACACCAACTGTTCTTAATGTTCCTGGAAATTCTGCTGGTTTAGGATTGACTTCACCATCTTTCCAAGCATTATAATCTTCAGAACATCCAATTTCTTTTGCTTGAGGATGTTGTAAATATTCTTCTTTTAAATGTCCATCTGGTAGATGCAATAATGTTAAATTAGGATCTATATGACTTAAATGCTCTTGAATATATCCTTTCATATAGTTCATATGTTTTACAAATTCTTCTACATTGTTAGTAGGAGGAATATTAAATTCTGCTAGAATATTATCTGTTTGTAAAGCATAACCTTTATCTCCAATAATATAAGGAGCATCTTTAGTACCAGGAATAAAAGGAATTGCAGAGACAATCTCTGCTTTTTCCTTGTTATAAATAAATAATTCTGGATCAGATCCAATTAAGATGTTATCTACTCTTTTCATAATTATTTTCTTATAATATTACCATTTCTTAATAATACAGTCACAAAATTTCCATTTGCTAATACTTGAGCAACTCTTGCTTGAGATTGTGGAACTTCAAAGTATTCTCCAGTATCTGGATTCTTTTTCATAAATTTAATTACTTCATATAAAGTTCCTCTTTCTAAAGTCATTGTTCCTGTATTATGAGAGAAATAAACTTTTTCTTCAATTATTTTTTTATCTTCTTCAGTTTCTACTTCATCTACTTCCCATTCTTTAGAAAAAGTTTCTTCATATTCTTCTCTATCAACATATCTTAAATAAGCTTTGAACTCTTCAATTTCAGCATTATCTATAAAAGATAATTGAGTGTCTCCAAGAGATAACTCTATAGTTCTTTCTCCTGTATCTACTATAATATTTTTTATAGATAATGGATCTAATACACCATTCACAAATTCAAATGTTTGCCTAGTTTTAAGATCTTCCATAATAATAGAAGATATTTCAAACTTTTTCTTATATAAAGGATGTTTAGGATTAGTAATTTCTACAGTACAAATTTGAAAATTCTCTTTTGGAAGAGCTCCTAGTACACCATTTACTCTAACAACATTAGATTCTTCAAAAGGTGCTTGTACTAATCTATTGAAGATATCTGCTTCTTGAGAATATTTATAGCTACTCAAAGCAGAAACTAACATACCTGCTGACAAAGGAGTAACATCTTTAATAACTTGTAAAATCATATTAAATTAATCTTTTTTTTTGAATAAGTGAATTTTGATTTACTGCATTTGTAATAAGAACTTTTGTTGCTTTTTCATATGTTGTA